GACCTTCGCGCCCATCGCGTTGAGGCAGTCGGCGAGGTTGACGATCTCCGGCTCGCGCGCGGCGTTCTCCAGCACCGTCTCGCCCTTCGCGAGCGTGGCTGCCATCATCAGCACGTGCGTCGCGCCGACGGACACCTTCGGAAACACGTAGCGCGTGCCGATCAGGCCCCTGGGAGCCCGCGCCAGCACATAGCCGTTCTCGATCTCCATCTCTGTGCCGAGCGCGCGCAGCCCGTCGATGAAAAGGTCCACCGGCCGCGTGCCGATGGCGCAGCCGCCCGGCAGCGACACCTTGGCCTCGCCCATGCGCGCCACCAGCGGTCCGATCACCCAGAAGCTCGCCCGCATTTTGGAGACGAGATCATAGGGGGCAGTCGTGTCCACGATCTCCCCGGCGGTGAAGTGCACGGTGCGCGAATAGGGGCCTGACTGCTCGCCTCGCCGCCCGTTGACGGAATAGTCCACGCCGTGATTGCCGAGGATGCGGATGAGCTGCTCTACGTCGGCCAGATGCGGAACGTTTTCCAGCGTCAGCGTCTCGTCGGTCAGCAGGGACGCGATCATCAGCGGCAGGGCTGCGTTCTTGGCGCCCGAAATGGGAATGACGCCGGAGAGCTCGTTGCCGCCGACGATTTTGATTCGATCCATATGCCCCCACTTTTTCCGCCAGCCGCGCCGGCTATGTGCTTCGGGATGCGAGGCGCCGGTCTAGACCATTGCATCCGCCGGTTCAAGAAAACCGCGTTCCACGGCGGACGCTATCTTTCCGCGTCCGTTTCGGGCGTTTTTGCGGCGGAGATGCCCTCCGGCCGCCCGTCCTCCGCTCCGGTCCTGCGCGAGCGGCTTTGCGCCTTGCGGCGCTGAAGGTTGGCGCGAAGCTGCTCGGCAAGGCGCTGCTTGCGCAAATCACCTCCGCCCTGCCTGCTCTTTCGCTGCCCGTCGTCGTCCGCCATCGCTGTCACATCCGCCGGCAAAGGACTCAGTTTCGCCGTGCCAAAGATAATGTCTCGCGAGCTTCGGGAACAGCCATGCCCGGAATCACGCCGTCCGCAGTGGAAAACCGGCGCGTTGCGCCCGAGTTTCGATGCTTGCGCTTGCCTGCCCGATATGGCAGAAGCCCGGCGCGGCGCTGCGGTAGCTCAGTGGTAGAGCACTCCCTTGGTAAGGGAGGGAACATTTCTACTAAGAGGCTGTTTTCATTAAAATATTTGCTGCACCGTCAATCGACTGGTGCGATAGTGGGCCAGAAAGCCGATTTGTGACCGTTCTGTCCCTCAGCGCGTGGCCGTAGATTTCCACCACGAGCTGCGCACTCTCCCATCCTCCCAGCCATGCTACTGTTACCGGATCAACGCCTGCGCGAAGAAGCCCGGTGGCGAAGCCGTGACGCAAGCTGTGCGGCGTTAACCTGCGAATTTTTGCCCTTTTGATGGCTGCAAACCATGCAGACTTTACGCTGTGCCGGCTGGCATAGCCGAAAACCTTTCCGTCGCGATCAGTGTTTAAGTTCGCAAGCGCGACGACAAGGTTCGGCGGCATGTGTGAAACATGATCGTCGCCGTTCTTGGTGCGCCAAAGAACGACCTCGTTGCGTTTGAAGTCTACGGCGCTCCATGCGAGGCTGGTCATGTTGCTGATGCGCGAGCCGGTAAGGAATCCGAACAGCGCGAGCGCGGCAAGGTTCTGTGGGGCTTCGGCGCAAAAAGCCTTCACCCATTCCCAATCCGCTTCGTTACGGACCTTCTTGCCAACTTGAAATCGCTCGACCTTCAAGAGAGGCGTGCAAAGTTCGAGTGATGCTGCGTGATTTATTATCGCCACCGTGGGTGTTATAAACTGGCGATTGCGCGTAGCTGGACCACCGTTAGGATAGGTTTTGATCGCGGCCATGCGGATTGCGCCCGGCGTGATATCTTTAACGAGAGTGTTCTTCCAGTAATCGATGACAGGTTTCAGGAAGCGGTCAGATTTATCTGCCTCAAGGTAGAGAGTGGCGGCGGCGCCGAATGTCAGGATCGACGCTGGCCCATCAAGGTCACGTTTGAACTCGCGGGCCTCCGCTCTGTTTGCGATGCGCTCCGCTGTCTTTTTGTCAGACGTTCGAGTGCTTTCATGTATCCGTCGTCCGGCAACCGTGCCGCGATACCACCAGATTTCGCCGCGCTGGTAGAGTTTGAGCGGCATGGTGCGGGTTCCTCCAACAGTATTTCCAGATGCTCGGGAAGCAGGAACATAGCTTTCCCGAAAACGCGGCACGCGCCAAGGTCACGAGCGCGCTTTCTCAAATGACGCTCGGAGATATGCACTCCCCTCTGCGCCAGCCTGTGGACAGCCTCAGCAGGAGAGATAGCCCGGTCCAGAATCGTATCGCTCATCACCCTCCCTCCTTCTGCGCAAGGGCGGCGATGATACCGTCAACCAAATGTTTCGTGTCGGGCATGCCGTTGAAGTTTGCATCGAACCATTCGTATGCCCGTTCCCGCGCCGCCTCCTGCCCTCCCTCCTTCTGCGCAAGGGCCTCGTCAACCGCCGCTCGTGCAGTCGGCATGTCGATGACAAGCCGCTTTGTCAGGGCATAGGCAATTGCGCCTCGCTGCGCCTCCGTCACCGCCTGTTCTGCGGGGCGGGTGTACAGAGGCGTTTGCCGATAGCCATTATCCAGATCGCGCTGCGTTAGAGGGTGGAATTGCAACCTATCCGGCCCGGTTCCGTAATAGTCATCTTCTGGCGCGTGGACGATGTAGGCTCTCGGCTTGCCCTCCTGCCGTCCTTCCGGTGCGGTGCACTCGGAATAGGCTAACTTCCGCGCGCAAGGATTGGGAGGATTATCGTCGGGGTGACAAGTGCAGGCGCGCGTCTCCGGTGCGGCTGGCTCTGTGGTGATGGCAGAGATTTCGTCGTGCAACCACTGCATGACGTTCATCATTTTGCATAGGTCTCTGTAGAGTTCGACCCTGTGTTCGCTGTCCGTCATCGCGTCGGGCGGCAACGCCTCGTCCGCTATCCAAGCTGTGCCAGCCCACTCCGTTGCCCATGCGCGCCATTCTTCGATGACGGGCAGCAATTCCGCCCTGAGGTTCACCCATCCCGCTCGTTCGGCAAGAGCGCGACGGCGCAACACCTTTAGGGCTGTTTCGATTGGCGAAAGACCCTCTACGTCGCCCTCAAACCCTTCGGATGGAGCTTCATCACGGAAATAGACTGAAAGCTCATTCCGCTCCGCCTTCACCTTCTCTAATTCCGCATCCTTCGCGGCGAGGGCGGCGATTGCTTCGCGCAATAGAATGCCTTCGCCAGAATAGCCGTGGACTGGTGCGTTTTTAAGCTTGCACCACTTTGCGTGTTGGCTCTTGTCCATGTGTACGGCGAGCTTTTCAAGTCGATCTTCGAGCGATGCGGAAATCGCCCGCGCTTCTGTCTGTGGGTTAGTCATGGGAGGGTTCCTTGATCTGGTTGGCGACCCAAGCGCGCATCCGCCGCCAGCGGCCTTCCGGCGTTATCTTCTTGAAACTGTCGCCTTCACGAATGGCATTACCGTTTTCGTCACGCTCCCACCATTCGGCCTCATCGTTGAGGTAGACGATTTCCTGAGCGAGCTTTTCATTGATGCCGAAAGCATGGGCGACCGTGGCGGAGTCTTCCGGGTCTAATCCCGACATATCGACGCCGCGCGCCTTGCCGACCGCACCGATGGCACACACACAGCCATCGCCCCGCACAAGGTCATTGGCGATCAATTTCTTTTCGGGCATAGCGTCGAGCGCCGCGAGCATTTCGCGGAGGAACGCCTGTCCACGCTTGCCGCGAATGGCGCTGGCGACGTAGCCGCGCCACCGGATCATCGCCCAGTTGTCGTCGCAGTCGTCGGAATATCCAGAACGGCTCACCGTTCAGCCCTCCCTTTGGTGGAGGGGAGCGGCGGGGAGGTGGAACGGGCAATTCTTTGGATATGGCCCGCCGAAGAGATGCTTACCTGCGCCGTGCCACGGATAGGCAAATTCATTCGGAGCCGCGTGTTTGTTCTCGGCGTCCTGCGCAGCACAGTAGTAGTAGTGGAATTCATGCACGCCGAGATGACGACAGGTGCGATCACCCCACCCGCACATCGGAATTTTAATATTCAGTCCACCGTCCTGATCGGTGAATATCGGGCCTTCAACTGCACCCATCGCTCACCCCTCCTTCTCGACCGAAGGGGAGCGGAGAGCGGCTTCAAGCTGTTCGATGTAGCGGAACATGGCTGTCGCGTGAGGCCCGGTATCTGGTCTGCCCGCGAACACCTCGAATGCAGCCTGTACACTCGCGGGCCGCTCCACCTCCCCCGCGTCCTCGCCTGAGGGGCGGGAGAGGGCGGCATCGAGAATGGCTATTACTTTGGGCAAAGCCTCGCTGTCATAGCCAATGGATGGGCGGGACTTCGGATCGGGACCGTAATCCACGATGAATAGGTCGCGCACTTGTTGCAACGCCTCCCGCACCCCATCGCCCTGCCTTTCGGGAACTGCGGACAAGACTTCGGCAGCTTTCTCGCACAGCGCGGCATCGGTATAGATTCCTTCGTCTGAACGCCTCTTTGCAAGGCGGAGTAGACGATCGGCGGTTTCAACAATCTCGGTCATAGTCAGCCCACTCCTGCGATTCAGTCGGTTGTCCATCGTCCATGCGCCAGGCATCGCGCCTTGGCGGGTACAACGAGGTGTGAAGGACGAGGTATTCTGCCGGCGTCACGCGCTCCAAGATCGTGAGGACGCGCTTGACACCATCCGCCACGGCGAACTTGTTCGCGCTGGGGAACACTGCGGAAGCGATATCCTTGAGCCGTTCCGACAATTCAGAATCGGTGAGCGCCTGTTCGGCAGGCTGTTCGGGAACAGGTTCATCGCGGGTTAGGGCGGCGATGTTGATGTATTTTTCGGCCTCGGAGATGGCCATATTCGCCCATGATGCTTCGGCTTGTCGCTTCGCTGTGGCCTCATCCTTGACCATGAAAACGCCAGACGACTGGCTATGCCAGTAGCAGTTTCCCTCTGCGTCCGTGCCGTAGGCGAATCGACCGAGAGAAGTGTCTGCTTGGAAAAGGCGATATGGACCAAGGTGGGCAACGCCGTGATCTTCTGTCCACTCCAGCGACTTCACCTTCACCCCCGACACCAGGCGTAGTGCTTCGGCGGTGGAAAGGGCTCCCGCTATCGCTTCCGGAATGCGTCGAAGATAGTCGGCAAGATCGTGGTTCGACATGCTGCCGAGGCTGCTGCCGTATTCATCGATGAGGTTATCAATCGCCTTGTTGCCGGCGTCGTAGATGGCCTTCTCATCCAGTTCAATCGCTGACATCTCTTACCTCCGGGTTCGTGCTAGTAGGCCACAAAGCGCCTCGCGCTCCGAACAACGGACGCGGTGGCAGGGATGGCTTGGCGCGCTTCTCCTTGCGGTCAAAGCCTTTTGATTTGATCTTTCCAGCGGGTCTGATTGCGCCGGACGCCTTATCGCGCTGTCGATCTGCTTTCCTGATGCGGCCTATGTCCTGAGCGGTTTTCCCGCCTTCGCCACGATGGCATGGCCTGCAAAGGACCATGCAGTTCGCCAGCGTAGGCTCTCCTCCAAGCGCGCACGGGAGGATATGATCGAATTCAGCCTCGCCGGTCTTGAGAACGGCTGAGCAGCGTTCGCAATGACCAGCGGCGCGAAGAATGGCGGCGGCACGGACCTTGCGGGGAAATTCGAGGCGCGCCATTTCACAGCCTCTCCGTGTCTGGCCTCTGAACGACTGTCACCGTCTCCTTGTCGGCTACAACAACCAGCGTGCCGCCGTTTTCCAGGACGTCATTTACCGCTTGATGTATTATGCCGCGCCACTTCCACGGAGCAGTTTTCCCCTCGTGGTAGGAGTCGTCTATCGGATAAGCGGCAACCCGTTTGCGGTCTAATTCGAATTGCAGAACCGCTCCGCGATCTTTCTGTGTTCCAGACATCACAATCTCCCCTCCTTCTCTGCGCGCCACACATTCACTGGAAATGTGCGGAGCGCCGCCGTCACCTGCCGATCAACGGAACTCTCCACTTCCGCCATGAGCTTGGCGCTCATTGCCTCGATCCTGGTTGAATACGGACGCTTGCGCTTATGAGATTGGACGGAGACGGGGTTCATGCGGCCCTCCGTGCGTTAGCCCGCTCTGGTGCGACATACCCATAAGTGCGGGACAGCCATTCTGTAGCCCGCTCGAAGAATGCGATGAACTCAGCTTCGTCCATCTTGTCAAAGCTGATGGAGCCGGGGATGGCGACTGTCATTCCACCGGGCAGACGGATCAGATCGACCACACCCGTTTCAAGCTTTAGAACTTCGTGCAGCCTCTCAGGCGATAGCGCGCAGTCTGTGGCGGAAATGACCTCGGAGAGCATTTTCCAGTAGGCTCTGTTCCGAGCTGCGCTGCGAAACTCCTTGACCTCCACGCGAACAAGCTCGCCGTTGGCAACGCCGTCGAGCGCGCGCAAATCGAATTCCATATCCGGCACCAAGGTATTTCCGTGGCGGCGGAAACCGTAAATCGGTTTGTCGGGTTTCTTCGCCATCTCTACACCGTCAATTCTTCGCCGTATCGGCGCTCTGCCACGACACGCGAGCCGGGGAACGTCTGCTGGATGGCGGATACGGTTTCGTCGCTCGCTTCTTCGGGAAGATCGCGCCCAAAGTCGGCTGCGGACTGGCGCAGGTTCGCGTCCCAATCTGCTGGCAGCTTGGCGCGGAGTGCCTTGACCTCCGGGTCAGCTATCCAGCGGCGAATATCGTCCTTCGACCGGCACTTGCGCATCTCGGACACAAGCTGCGTGTAGATCGGTCGTGAATCCGCCTTGGACTGGCGTTCCGGCTCGTGCCCTCCATCCTTTTCCCGGTAATCGTCCGCCACGGACTGGACGTATTTCTGATCGTCCCATCGCCCGAGGAAGATGTTGGCGGCGATGCCGATGTGCGATGCCGCCTTCACGATTGCGTCGGTCAACGATTTCTTCGGCGCGTCCTCGTCAGCCATCAGACCGTTTTTCGTTTTCATGTACGCCTTGGTCTGGCCGTAGCTCTCGAAGCAGTTCGCCCGATCCTCGGTCCAGAACCGGATTCGGCACCAGTGCAGGATTTCCTCGCCAAGTGGCTCGAACCCTTCCTGCAACACTTCCCACCCGAAGCCCTTTCCGACAGGGCCGAAAAGCTCGGTCAGGCAGCGAATGACGTATTGCGGGTTCGGGGACGTTCCCTTGTAGCTCTTGCCTGTGATCGGCTTGGTGTAGGCGGGATCAATGTCAGCGAACCGATCCCATATTGCGAGGTTGTCGGTCATGCCGCTTCTCCATAGGCAACCTGCATGCGGCGATGGATCGCGCGGGTACGCTCAACGTCGTCCATGCAGTACCGGGCGATGTCGTCGCTGCGCCGCACCTCCCAGAGAGAAGCGACCATAGAACCGTCGATTTCGCCCTTGCCTTCGATGCCGAGCGCACGGCACAGCCGATCCATACCGATTGTTCCGCGCTGACCGGCAAAGGCGATCATGGTATCAAACGCTTCGTTGCCCCAAGGCCTCGGATCGCGAGGGAACCACCCGGGGACGCGGACGCCGAGAATAATTGCCCGCTGCCAGATGAAGCGAAGATCGAAGCCGATGACGTTGTGCCCCACCACGCAAACCGGGTAGGGGTTGTTCGCCCCGACTTCATTCACCCTCGCGAAGAAGTCATGGAGCAGCTCCGCTTCCAGATCGGGCGAATAGCGATCCGGCAGGTATCGGCAATCCGGCGCGCCGTCGTTGACCGCAAACCCAACACAGCAAATGTGACCGTAGGTTCCGTCGAGTGATGTCTTGGCGATGGCATCCTGAACAGCCTGCGCCTTGTCGCTCGCCTCCCACGCCGCGATGGTTTCTGCCTTCTTCATCTGTGCTGGCGGCTTGACGTTTTCGGCAATCGCAGCGTGAATTTCCGGCGACTGCGCAGGAATGGTTTCGATGTCCACGTAGAGATAGTTTCTCACAGGTAGCTCCTCTCGCGCTCAGCCCACTGCCAAGCCTCAGCGGCCTTTCGGCGCTGTTCGGCAGCAAGGGCCTTGAATTCATGGTATCGACGGTGCGCCTTCGGATACCGCTTGGCGTCATCCTCGTAGACGGCAGCCCGGCCTTCGCAGCCGCGTGCATGGGCCTCAATGTCAGCGATCCATGCGAGGGCGCGGGCAGTTCGTGGCTCAACGCGGGCGTTCATCGAGAAGCCTCGCTTGCTTTGGGTGTGGCGTCAGCTATGCCGCCGTGCTTGGCAATCAGGGCGTCTACGACTTCAGTTGGAACCCAACCATAAACTGTATGGAGCGGGTTGCCCGACTCTTCTGCAAAGTCGTCAAGCAGTTCGTCATGTTTATTGGGAAAGCCAAGCTCCCATGCGCTGTAGTTACCGTCCGGCATGTATGTTCGCGGCGAGCAGTAGTGAAACTCACTGGCTTGAACAGATACGTTGTAGCCGTCCGCGCAGGTAAGGCGACGGCATCGCGTGTGGACACTACCGAAATGCTTATCAGCGGTATGACGCACGCGCCAGTATTCTTGAATAGAACTCATGACGTAATCCCCACGAGCCAGAACATTGCGGTCATGATGAACGCCAGCATCACCACGCCAGACAGAACGTCTGTAAGCGAGCCGGCTATGCGAGCGCGGAGGGAGAGAAAACGGGTCATGGTGTTATCCTCTCAGTTCAGGAAGTCCCGCACGGCCATTCCCATCAGGAACCAGGTGGCACAGCAGGTGGAAAGGGTGATGAGATAAGCTCGGGAGGACATCACGAAGCCCTCGCGTAGCTATCGACGTGACGCTGCCATGCACGGTCCTCGCAGCGATCCGCTACGAGCATGTCAGCGAACTCATCGTTGAGCGGCCTGCTCCATCCTTCGGCGTCGTTGAACACCGTGTAGAAAAGGCCCGTGTCGCCGTAATCCTGCCAGTGCTGGTAGGCTTCCGCCTCAGTCGAGAAACCGAAAACCTCTCCGGTTTCAGGATCGCGGCCTACCCATACGTCCCTGTCTATGCAGCGCATGTTCTTCGCTCCAAAACGTTCGGGAAACGGCCCCGGAGGGCCGAAACCTGAACGCTCCTTTCAGTCCATCGATTGGCGAGAAAGTTCGGCGTAGTGATCGAACTCGCGATCCGGGCGGAACATGTACGCGCTCGGTGCCAGATCGTGCGGACGGTGCGTATAGTGTCCGCGCAGGTGCCTCAGATCACCCGGCGTTTCGAGGATCGCATAGAGAACGCGCATGCCTTCCTCGGTGCGCTCGAATACTTCGACGCGCTCAGCCTCAAGCACGTGGTGATGGCCGGTTTCGCTATGGCCGATGATGTAGTGACCGCTTTCCTTGGCGACGGGCTTCGCGTCGGCAGGGATCGCGTCGATGCGGTAGATGCGGATTTCGCCCTGCGCACCGATATTTTCGAGAATGTTCATGATGGTTCCTTTCATGTTCTGATGGTGGGGTACTGGAACTTGCTGACCGGCATACCAGCCATCCAAGCTTGTGCCTCAAAGACGGTCTGGCACTCATTGGGGACGCCGATAGCGAACTCGCGGCCCGTCCCGCATTGCACGTGGATGAAGCGGCTTCGGCGTGGAAGGTCGGGCAACTGGACCTCGACAAGCGTCCCGTGTTCAGGGTTCTCGTCCTCATCGACAACGGTCGCGCCCAGTTCGCGCAGAACGTTGTGCCAGCCGACGATTTCAATGGCTGCGCGACGAAGCTCAAGGTTTTCCTGTGTCAGCGCGATCTTTGCTGTCAGGCTTGCGCGATCCGTGATCCATTCGTCTGGGACGCGGGTTCCGTGCCATGCACTGACACCCCAACTGTCCGAATACTCGACGGCCTTTCCCGTTTCACAATGCAGCCGGTTCTCTGCGTCGAACTGAACACGACGCGGGCGATCACTGACAAAGCAGATACCGTCCCAGGGTGCCCACCATCCGACGCTTTTGGAAAGGCGCGCCCATTCCAGCAGCAGAGCGATATTCTCAGCCTTGTACTGAACGCCAATCTCATGACCGAACAGATAGAATGCTTCCCACGAGCACCAGTGTTGGGAACCCCATCGATTGGTGAGAAAATATGATTTGAGACTGCCGAGCTGGCTGTCGAGCTGGCTGTAGAGCTGGCTGCCGAGCTGGCTGCGGAGCTGGCTGCGGAGCTGGATGTAGAGCTGGCTGTCGAGCTGGCTGTAGAGCTGGCTGCCGAGCTGGCTGTCGAGCTGGCTGTAGAGCTGGATGTAGAGCTGTCTGTAGAGCTGGCTGTCGAGCTGGCTGTAGAGCTGGCTGTAGAGCTGGATGTAGAGCTGGCTGCCGAGCTGTCTGTCGAGCTGTCTGTAGAGCTGGCTGCCGAGCTGGCTGTCGAGCTGGCTGTAGAGCTGGATGTAGAGCTGGCTGCGGAGCTGGCTGCCGAGCTGGCTGTCGAGCTGGCTGCGGAGCTGGCTGTCCCCACCATCCTTCAAGGCAGCGAATACGAAGTTGACGGCCAGCTCGCACATTGCCGGTGACGAGAAATGCAGGATGATCGGAGCATCCTTGCCAAGGCGCTTGTAGAAGCCTCGAATGACTTCATCACCAGCGTCGAAGTCGGCAGGATCGCAGCAAAGGCCGATCTGTCTCCATTCTTCTCGGAACTCAACAAGGCGCGCTTCCTGCGCTGCCGTCAGTTTGGTGATCTTCGCCATGCTGTCTCTCCCCCGAAGTCACTGAGCGTCGGCAGCGGGTGGCGTAAGCACCCACCCGGCAGCAATCAGGGCGTCGTATTGGTCTTTGAACTGCTCAAGCTCAGCGATAATTCCGAGAGCTTTATTCACACCGGAGAAGGGTCCAGCGGACATCCCAACTGCCCCACGGTCAGGGCTGTTGAAGCAAGCCCTGTGCGCCTCATCCAAAGCCAGTGATGCTTTGTCGTAGAGGCGGCGCGTCCAAGTATCTGCCATGCTGTCTCTCCCATCGGGTAAAGCGTTCGGGGAACCCCTCCGGAGAGGGGAAGCCGGAAGGCTCAGGCTGCGCGCTGATCGGTGATGACGTTCTCGGAGAGCGTCTTCATCGTTGCGACGAGGGGGTTCAGGAACTCGACTTCGATGTTGTGCTGTTTGCCGATGTCGATGACGGAGCCGAGTGCGGACATGAAGTCCTGCAATTTCGCCTGCTCGGCGCTGGGGCGTTTCGCGATGAAGTCGGACGCCTTCTCAAGAGCGGTGGCAATATCGCCCTTGATGAACTCGTATTTCACACCGTCGAACGGATCATTGCGCCCGATGCCGGACTTCCACCGGAGATAGACGGTCGGTTCCTCATTGGCCTTGATATCGAGTTGCGCATGCGGCTGGCGCATTCCCTTCGCGACCATTGCAGCGGCGAGGTCGTTCACGCGCTTCTGTGCAATCTTGGTGTCCATCTTTGTCTCTCCCGTTGGCTTGTGCCTGTGATGTTGGGGAGAGATTACCATGATGGTAGATAAATGCAACAAGAAAATACCGTGACGGTAATTTTTTTGTCACCGCCGCCGTGGCGTGGCGTTTGGGGCGAGTCGCGGGCAAAGAAAATCCCCGCACATGGCGGGGTTGGACGGGGCTAGATATTCAAGGGGGGGGCTAGTCCGGTTTTGAGCTCTTATGCCACCCACGAATGAGGCTCGTAGCTGCGCCGAGGAACCCTCCTCCTAGCAGTAGGCCGGCCAATATGTTGTTGCCGTTCATGCCACAGTATACGGCCAAACCGATGAGCAAGACGAGCGCCAAGAAGCCGAGGAGCATGGCAGCTTTGTTTTCGAAGATCATGGCGGAGACGATTTTTGCCTCCATTGACCGGTTGTGCTCCTGCGATCGCTCAGCCATCTGTACGATCCGCTCGGCGGAACCCGGCAAGATTTCTTCGTAGGCGCGCAAATGGCGTGGGTGGGCAATCGGACCAGAGAATTGCTCGCTGGTCGCAATGCTCATCATGCGGACGAGAATCTCTTCCCGCTGGTTCTGATTGACCAGCGGGCCAATCTGACGTTCAATTTCAGCACGAAGTTCGTCTGAAACCTCAGGCGGCTTCGTGACGGAGTTTTTTGCAGGTGGTTTTGGTACCGGTCTTCTGCTCAATGGTCGCCCCTTGCTTTTCTGTTGCCTCAGAAAGAGCGCGACCTACATCAGCCCAAGCCTTTGCCACACTTCCGTTAAACCGGGTAGGGCGGCGTATCTCAGCTGGCGCGAAGAACAAAAACGGTGCCGAAAACCCCTTCGCGAAACCCCTTCGGAAGGATTTCGAGATCATAGGTTTCCCTTTCTCGCGATTGTTCATGGCTTAATGATAGGCGTTCGATTGCGGCAACACAACATGTGTAAATTGTTAAAGTTCCGTCACTTTTGATGTACCTCGTATTCCTAAGCCTCTCCCGCCGTCTCCGTATCCTCGTCCAGCGCCAGTTCCAGATAGCCATTGCCTATCAGCCAGTCCTCAAGGATTTCCGCTGCTGCTGCGGACAGGGAGGGCGAGCCGCGTTCACTGGCAAACTTGCGCAGAGCGATACGGGCCGCAAGTGACAAATCGATATCGCCAATGTTCGCCATTATCCCCTCCATTGGAACCAAGCGACAACCTACTGCTCCTGACGGTGCTTGTCAGTAGCTCCAACGAACGGATAAGCGCCAGCCCGGTTGACTCCTGACATGGAGAATAGTTTCCTATCTCCGGGAGGCTTACCCATGTCGCTGCACCACCGCATCAAACCGAAATACGCAACCAGGAACGATCAGATCGTAGCAGAGCTACGCGAGTCGGCGGGAGCCGCACCGCCTGTCGATCCTCACATGAAGGTCAAGCGCCTTACCGCAGAGGTCGCTATCGCGATGGCTCTGATTCATGGCGGGGATTGGCGGGTGCAGATTGACCACGAGGACGGTCTGATTGTGGTTGCTCGGCGGCGTCGTCAGTCACGAAACCTTTAACAGCCTTAATAGCTGCACCAAGATCATCCTTATCAACACCATAAGCCAATAGGGCCGAACGAAGCCGTTGTTCGGGAGTAAGGCTTGGTGGCGAAAATAGATCGGATACCCGGCATCCAACGGCATGGGCCAAGGCTTCAAGATAGCCTTTCCCCCACTCACGTTCACCTGTCTCGTACCGCGATATAGTCGGGGCTGGCAACCCGATGCGGGCAGACAACTCCTGCTGTGTCGCGAATTTCGTTTCGCGCCATTCTTGCAGGTAAACCTCGATCTCCGGCGCTTCCGCCCATTTGTACCTGACTGCCATACTGAGAGATTACCAACACGGCACGATATGGTATTCAGCCATGATGGTAATTTTCGCTTGCGTTAGATATTACCATCATGGTATGAACCTCGCATGGAACAGTTGCGAGAGTGGCGCAAGGCGCAAGGCATTACGATAGATGAGGCCGGTCATTTGATCGGCGTCAGCGGTGTTCAATGGCACCGCTACGAGGCCGGGACACGTCGCGTATCGGAGAGCAAGGTTCCCGCGCTTTCCCGCGTTACAGGCATTCCGCCTCATGAGCTTCGCCCCGACCTAGCCGCCATCTTCCTTCCCCACCACGAGGAGGCAGAGGGATGAGTTCCTCAATTCGCCGTTTCTCTGGGTGGAGCTTCCAGCGATTTGATCTGCTGATCGAGCGCATCGCGAAGCATCTTCGCCATATCGTTGTCGAAGCGAAGCCGGGCAACGATGGCTGCCTGCTTCTCCAATTTCCCATCAGCGGTTGTTCCGTACCTGTTGCTCGCCAAGCATATGACGTGCTGGCTGCCCCAGTAACCGCCCGTGGCAATGCTGTTAACCACCAGTTCCGCACCACCGGTCAAATCGACAAAGACGGTGCTGTTCTCGTTCTTGGCACTCATCGATCCATCCCTCCCACCAGTTTGGGGATGATGCACAGTCGGGTGGCGGGAGTCGAGCGATGATCCGCGCTCCCATCCTCCTCATTCTCCTGCTCTACTTTGGCCTCGCTGTGCTCGCGCCCGCCTATTTTCTGGTGTGGGCTGGCATTGCCTTGCTGCTTTCCGTGGCATGGTCGCTCTACATGGTTCCGCGCCGTCGCCGTCAGGCTGACGCGCTTCACATGCTTCGCATCAGACATTCAGGTTCGCGCGTCCTCCCCGCGCGACAAGCAGGAGCGGGGGTATTCCTCCCGGCCTCCGCTCCTGCGACCCATTTCACCGGGCCGCGTACCACGGCGGGTTCCGACGACAATCCGAGCATACCAAGTCCCGATGCTGGTGGCGCAAAAATTGAAGGGTGTGCAACGCCCCGAAAGCCCGGTCGCGCATGTCGCGATTTTCAATACACCCAATCGGGACATGTCGTCACCAATTCAGACGAGGCCGCGTGATGGCTCTCGCCGCACACTACACATCCGAAGCTCTCGCGACCGCCTGCCTGCAAATGTTCCGGCAGGGGCACGATACCTATGACCTTGGCAAGCACTTCGGCATCTCCGAGGCCAAGGCGTCCAAGCTTGTGCAGGTTGCTCGTGATCGCGAGCGCGGCCTGTCAACCGCTGTTCTGGCGAGGGTATCCCGATGACCCTTGCCGTTGTCATTCGCTGTGACAAGCATCCGTCCGGCACGTTCCACTTTGCATGCGGTGCGCCTGAGCGCCCCGGTGAGGCACGAGGAACCATCCTCACCGGGGCCATGCGCCTCTCGCGGCGGTTGGCGCATATCGAATTCTTCGGAGCCGTAAGGCCGCTCCGACGCCTGTTTCCGGGCCACCCGGCGCTCAAGGTCTGCCAGGACACGCGCACACAGTTGGCCGAAGGTCTGCACTTCAATGTCTCCGTTTCTGGTTCTGATGTTCTGAACCATATCGACGGAGCATCAGCATGTCCGACAAAAGAATTTCCGAAACCGGAAAGAATTTTTCCGAGGTTGAAATGAGTATGTCAGCGTTGAGTGAGGCCGCTCAATGGGCGGATGAACTAATGGAGGCCGAGACACGTTCTCGGCGCGAAAAGGAATATACGGTCCGCAGGCGCTTGGCTGGAAATATCGGCGTCAGCGAGAGCTATCTATTCCGCCTTCAATACAAGCTTTCAGAGATGAACGATGTGCGTGGTTCCGTTTACCGCGCGCTCATGCGTGCCCGCCGTGCGTATGGCTTGGTTGCCGATGCAGGCGAGGCCGCATTCCAACACGAGAGAGACCTAGCCGATGCGCGCAATTCGAAGCTGGTTGGCGTGGCTGATTTTGTACGCGGAACGAAAGCTGCGCCGTCGTCCGACTGGCCCCGAATAGAGCAGGGCTGAGACATGACCCTCATCGAGAAAGCCATCATCACGTGCACGTTCCTCCTTGGCATGGGCCTGCTCGTGCCGTCCTGCACGGAGAGCGAGGCTCACGATGCGCCGACTGGCTGGGCGTACTCTCTCGATTGTTGTTCCGGATTTGATTGTAGGGAAGTGCCCAAGGCGTCGGTTCAGGAGCGCCCGGAAGGCTACGTCGTTCCTTCGGGTGAAGTGATCCCGATGACGGACAAGCGCGTCAGGCCGTCGCCGGACGGGCTGTACCATTGGTGTTCTGTCGGTGGCCGCGATGACGGGCGAACGATCTGCCTGTTTGCTCCGGTCGGGGCGTCATGAGCGAATCCGCCCTTCAATCATCAATCGTCCAGTTTCTCCGGCTCTCCCTGCCTGCCGGATACAAGGTGCTATCCATCCCGAACGGTGGCAAGCGCGACCGCATTACAGGCGCGATCCTCAAGCGCGAGGGTGCCATATCCGGCGCTCCCGATCTTGAGATCATCGGCCCCGGTGGAAGTGTCGCCTTCATCGAACTGAAAACGGCTACGGGCCGTCTCTCAGCCTCACAGAAAGCGTTCGGAGATTGGTGTGGTGAATGGAGCGTTCCATTCGCCGTGTGCCGTTCCCTGGGCGACGTGCAGGCGTTTCTGGATGATCTGAATATCCCTCTAAAGGCGAGTTTGGCAGCATGAGTGCTCGAACATTTATGCCGCTCTACGTGGGCGACTATCTCAAGGACACGCTGCGGTTCGATGCTGAACTGAACGGCGCATATATGTTTCTGATCATGGAATACTGGCAGCACGGTGGCTTGCCGGACACGGATGATCAGCTTTGCAGAATAGCGCGTGTGAAGCCTCGGCGGTGGCCGTACGTGCGGGCCGCGCTGGCCCCATATTTCGGCCCCGGCTGGACGCACAGACGCATCGATGCGGAAATCCAAAAGGCGGATGAGGCATACGCTCGACGGGCTAACGCAGGACGCAAAGGCGGCTCCCAAAAGTCTAGCAATGCTACAGCAATGCTAGCGGAAAATCCTAGCAATGCTACAGCAATGCTTAAGCATAATCAGAATCAGAATGCTTCGCATATACCTATCCAGGAAGGAGCATACCCCTCTAACGTAAAACTCAACGTTGAAGAACTTGGCTCTGCCCCTGCGAACGTCGTGCGCTTGGGAGGCCGGTCATGAACTCGGAACTCAGGCCGCACCAGCAACAGGCTCTCGCTGCCCTTCGCCTATCCCTTGGCATGGGAAAGCGCCGCCCGATGATGCAAGCGCCAACGGGGTTTGGAAAGACGATCCTCGCTGCTGCAATCGTGGACGGGGCGCTGCGCAAGGGCAACCGTGTGACGTTCGTCGTTCCGGCGCTCTCGCTGATCGACCAGACCGTGGAATCGTTCTGGCGGGAAGGCATCCGCGACGTTGGCGTCATCCAGGCCAGCCACGAGATGACGAACCCGAACCGGCCCGTGCAGGTCGCCAGCGTCCAGACGTTGCAGCGACGGGCGATCCCGCAATCGGAAATCGTTGTGATCGATGAAGCGCACCGCTGGTTCGATTTCTACGGCACATGGATGGGCATGGACGAGTGGAAGCGTATCCCGTTCGTCGGCTTGTCGGCAACGCCTTGGACGCGCGGGCTAGGCAAGCACTTCGATGACTTGATCATTGCCGCAACAACCACCGATCTGATTGAAGCTGGCTACCTGTCCCGTTTCCGCGTGTTCGCGCCGTCTCACCCCGATTTGAGTGGCGTCCGAACCGTTGCTGGCGATTATCACGAGGGCGATCTGTCCGGCGCGATGGACAAGCCAACGCTGACCGCCGACGTGGTGGATACATGGCGCAGGATCGGTGAGGATCGTCCAACATTTGTGTTCGCGGTGGACAGGGCGCATGCCCGCCATTTGCGTGATCGCTTCGGTGAGGCCGGAATATCCACCGCCTACGTCGATGCGTTCACGACCGCTGATGAGCGCGATGCGATCCGTCGCCAGTTTCATTCCGGAGAGGTTCGGGTTGTCTGCAACGTTGGGTGCTTGACCACTGGCGTGGATTGGGACGTGCGATGCATCGTGCTGGCTCGCCCGACCAAGAGCCAGATGCTCTACGTCCAGATGATCGGTCGCGGCCTGCGGACGGCAGATGGAAAATCGGACTGCCTCGTTCTTGACCATAGCGACACGACACTTCGGCTCGGATTCGTTACCGACATTCACCACACGCGGCTGGATGACGGCAGGAAGGACAAGAACCAGTCCACCCGCGAGAAATCAGCGCCGTTGCCCAAGGAATGCACGTCCTGCTCGTTCCTGAAACCAGCGGGCGTCAGCAAGTGCCCGAGCTGCGGGTTCCAGCCTCAGAAGCTCACTGCGGTCGAGGTGGAGGACGGAAACCTCGTTGAGCTTAAGCCAAAGCACAAGCCTGACGAAAAGCGGGCTTTCTATGCACAGCTCAAGGGCTACGCGGTCCAGCACGGCAAGTCGGATAGCTGGGTGCTGGCGAATTATCGCGCCAAGTTTTCGGAATGGCCTCATCGGAAGGACATTGCGCCCATCGAACCGGGACCGGAAGTGATCGGCTGGATCAGGCATCGCCAGATCGCATGGGCAAAATCCAAACGGAGCGTTGCAGCATGAGCCTTCGGGATATGTGCCAAGGCCGTTGGCCTAGTTTGCTCACCATGTTCGGCGTGGACCGGCGTTTCCTCAACGGGAAGCACGGTCCATGTCCCATGTGCGGGCAGGGGAAAGACAGGTTCCGGTTTGACGACAAGAACGGGGCCGGGACGTGGATATGCTCTGTTTGCGGTTCCGGAGATGGGTTCTCCCTGCTCATGAAGATCAAGGGTTGGGACTACAAGACCGTCGCCACCGAGGTCGAGGGCGTTGTCGGGAAGGCTGAGGTTTCCGCATCCAGACGGGCGCGGGACGTGACCAAACTGCGCGATGACATGAACCGCATATGGTCCAGCGGAAGGCCGATAGAGCGGGGTGATGCCGTAGCCTACTACCTCGAATGCAGGGGTATCGATTTGGATGCATATCCCGCATCTCTCAGGTTCGTGGATCGTCTGAAATATCCCGGTCCTGACGGGCAATATTACCCGGCGATGATTGCCAAGGTGGTCGAGCCGGACGGCAAGCCGGTCAACGTGCACCGCACCTATCTGAGCGGTAGCGGTGCCAAGGCATCCGTGGAAAAGCCAAAGCTTGTGATGCCCGGCTCCCTTGGAAAGGGATCGGCAATTCGACTTGGCCCTGTCGCCCCGATGATGGGCATTGCGGAGGGCATAGAAACCGCGCTGTCCGCATCGATCATCTGGAAAATGCCGGTATGGGCGGCTGTAAGTTCGGGCATGCTGATGGCGTGGGAGCCACCCCCGGAAGCCACGGAAATCTTCATATTCGGAGACAATGACGGGAACTATGCCGGGCAGGCAGCAGCCTATGCCTTGGCGCACCGTCTGAGTGCGCGTGGCACTCCTGTCTCCGTGCAATTTCCGCCCGATAAGGGCGACTGGAACGATGCGATAGCAGTTCGCATGGAGGCCGCATGACCGAGGATCGCCATATCGAGCGTGGCTATTACGGCTACAACCCCGATTTCTACCGCCGTGCGCAGGCCCGCCGCCGCAGGGAAGCTAGACAGGAAGCATTGCGCCGGGAGCGCGAGGAAGCAGCTGCCAAAGAGCAGCGCCGCATCCAGGCTGAACTTGCCGCCCAAGATCGGGCCGCTATGGAACGGCAGCGACATGAAAGCGATGCTTCGGATCATATCGCAGCGCAGGACAGCGCCGCCAATGATGCATCGGCGCCTTCACGGAAGCCAGCCGTCGAAATCGTTCGCGAGGTTTGTGTCTCGTTCGGAGTCCGCTTTGCGGATGTCATAGGCGATTCACGCGAATTTCATGTTGTCCGCGCCCGCCAGCACGCGATGTACCGCCTTCGCTCCGAGCGTCCCGACCTGTCATTCACCCAGATCGCGCGGATTTTCCGCAAGGACCATACGACCGTGATTCATTCGGTTCGGAAGGTCGCTGCCGAAATGGCAGCCTGACAACCACACGATCCACGAGGCGGCGGCACATGAAGGCGAGAACACGAGCGGCGAAGATCAGGGCCAAGCGGGGCAGGCCGCGCAAGGAAGGTGTAGAGCGGACGCCTAGCGGGCAGATATCCCGCGCCACTGACTTTGAGACGAAGATAGCGGCGGAAGCGGCGACGTGGAAGCGCAGGCAGCAAAACCCGGAGTTGAGCATAGACGAGGCCCGAAAGCCTGAGCATGGCTCCGTCATAGCCCGCTGGCTGGCAGAGTGGCAGCGGATGAAGAAGCTCTACCCGGAGGCCAATCACCCGAACCAGTTTACGCAGCTGCACTACGACACGGCGATGCGGTATCACCAGCTCTACATGGACTGGATGGCCTGCATTGACGCACGCAATCCGCGCTCGGCATCGGATTTCACGGGGCAGGGCGGTTTCGACGGGTCCGATCCATTCGAGGATCGCCGCGCCAAGCGCAATCGGGCTATTGAGCGTGCATTCAAGGATGCCCGTCGCGCCGTACTGGAATCCGGCCCGTTCGGCATGATGGCTATCGAAACGATTGTGATTGAGAACCAGCCCGCCGATAATCTCCGCGCAGATCTACGTCTAGCGTTGAATCGGCTGGCGATCCTGTTCCGGTTGCAGGACGCTGCGTGAATGAAAAAGCCCCCGCCGTAGCGAGGGCCTTATTTGGTGCCGTCGAGGCTTGTTAACAGCCGGACCGCATTTTCTGAACTGCAACGCAGAGCAAATCACTAGCCACGCAGCGCCCAAAAAGCAACGGCAATTATGCGGCTATTTCGTAGCATTCGTCTCGTCAAACGCTTTGGCCTTAGCCTCGATGGCGGGGCTGACGGGGCGCTTCCCATCGAACATCTCGATAATGCGGTGAGTGTCGCCGCCCTTACGGGCCGCATGGCCGAGCGCGCCTGTTTCGCTGATCATTCCGGCATTGCGTGCCCACTGGGCAATGGACAGGCCGGATTTTTCCCATAGGGCCTTAAGCTGCTTTCCGGTCATGGGCGGGTTGAGGTTCCAGTCATAGAGCGTCCGCTCGGCCATGTTGACGGATGGTGCTCTTTTCCCGGTATTCTTGATCAGGACATAGGACCCCTCGTGCTCCTGAGAGAGATAGCCGTGCCGGCGCAGCTCATGGAGGTAACTGCGGACAGAGCTTTCAGCGGAGCCAGACACTTCCACGAGATCGGCTGCCGATAGAGGTGCCTTTGCCTTGCGCAGCGCATCCCACATCTTTTGCCTGCCGCCGCCCTTGCCGTTGGCGGCCGAATAAGTCTTGGGCCTGTTCATATGCATCTCTCCCTCTGCATTTCAATTTCGAGCCTGCACATGCGCTGGTGTGCGGTCAAAGGTGCCTGATAATCATCGCCGCTCAAGAGGCAACGAATGTGCTTGCGTTGCTCGTCTCCGAACGATCCGAAGATGTTGACATCGGGCTGCGCATGGCTGCTCGATGTCCTTTCGTGGTCGGATACGCGAATTGTGATCACCTGTTCTCCATCATCCAGATCGAAGTAGACCGAGCCGAATGCGTTGCTGATCGTGATAATGGGTTCCTGTCCACATTCGGCTAGAAAGGCCGCGACCTTCTTCACAACGGCCTTGCGTTTGACGTTTCTCCACTCGGAGACATGAACGGATTCCAGGCTAGAATATTGCATCGGTTCTCTCCGTTTCCGGCGGCCCATAGGGCTGTTCGATGCACATAGCCTAGCATTTCAGAAAACATTGTCAACAGGCTTTTTTGTAATAGTGATATTCAGTGCTTGCATCTCCTGTGGACGGATCGCGAAATCGTTGACGGCACGCGGCAAATCAGCTACGCAGGAAATTGTAATTCGGCGCTTTGCGCCTGTTGGCCCGCTTCGGTGGGGATTTTGATTCCCACGATGGCGGGCACGTCGTCGGCTCCGGCCCCTGGTGGATCGCCCGCGAGGGAAACAGGATCGCTAAGCCCGCTCGCGAGCACGCGGTGCCTATAGATGAGGGCGCGCTTCAATCTATAGGTGGAGCCACCCATCCCCTCGGTAACGAGGACACAGTTGCGAGGCGCGTGCCGAAGCCGCCCTACGGACGCGTAGGAGGTGAGGGGCTGCCCTCGCATTCCAACACAACCCGCTCCCGACTATCATCAAGCCCGGCAAATGATGCCGGGCTAACGGAATCCGCATGGTGCGGATAGGCGTTCACGGACGTCGCTTTCAAGCCAAAGGAAACTGCATGAACACCGAAGCGCAAGCTGCGGCCCCGAACGATTGGGGCAGAGTGGAATACCGCATCAAGCCGATCACGCGCTATGTCGTCACGCGTTACGAGGAGGGCCCTGACGGCAAATCCGGCAGCGTCACCGAACGCGGCACCTACGACAATGCCGATATTGCCTGGGAGGTTGGCTACGCCATGTGCAAACTCGATCACGAGCGCATGGGCTATCCACTGGACGATATGCGGGTGAGGTATCCGGTGCACCCGAACGATACCACGCAGGAAGCTTAAGGAACGGGCGGGCTCCCGGTTATCACTGGGGTTAGCCCGCTAAGACGCTCCTCCAGTGCCGGAAGAAGCGTTACCGGGGTTGCGTTGATCAATCCGCCTGCCCGCACTCCTTGCCCAATGAAATTAATATGACAGGTCACGGCATTGCTCAAGACCGGAGGTAATCATGCCCATTCCTGACGGCGTATCCCGAGACAGCATCCGTGCGGTTGTTGCCCTGCTTGAGGATATAGCGGGCGGCGGCGGATCGTCCGAGGTTGAGGTCACGAATTTCCCAGCCACGCAGCCTGTCTCCGGCACTGTCACGGCGACTGGCCCGCTTACCAATGCGCAGCTCACGGCGGTAACCGGCACTGCCGCACAGACTGCCGTGACGACTGATCCGGCAGCGGCGGGGCAAACGACCAATGCGCTGCTTCGCGGCATCCTTGCAGAGTTGCAGGCGCAGACGGTCCTCCTTACGGCCATCGAAACCAACACAGGCACGACGTAACCGCTCCCATCCATAAGCAATCAAGCACCAAGCAAGGAGAATACACATGGCAAACGCGCTCACCTCCATCCACGGACGCAGGCTCGGCCTTCGCAATGACGGTTCGCTCCAAACCGAAGGCGGCGTTCTCAAGGTGCCGTCCTACGCTACCACCGATCTTCCCGATGCGACCGACCACGAAGGCGCAATCGCGTATGACCTGACGCTGAACACGCTGGTCTACTCGAACGGCACTGCATGGCAGTCTCTGACCGAGGCTGCGGGCTAACAGCGACAAACTGAGAGGCGATCCATCATGGCAGGGCGGCCCACGATCTACAGCGACGATATGGCGGATGAGTTCTGCCGTCGCGTAGCAGGTGGGCGCTCCACGCTTTCGGTTTGCGGTGATCTGGATATGCCGTCAGATACCACCGTCTATCGATGGCGGCAGGAAAACGCATCATTTCGGGATAAACTAACGCATGCGCGTGATGAGCGGCTTGAGGCATATGCCGACCGCATGACCGCGCTCGCAACCCGCGTGATCGATGAGGCCGAGCTAGATCCCCAACGAGTCAATGCTGCGGTGAACGCGATTGACAAGGCGGCTCGTCTCCAGGCCCCAAAGCAGCGGGTAGAGCTGACCGGCAAAGACGGCGGGGCGATCCAGACCGAAGACGCCGGCGGGTACGATCTGGCCCGTCGCATAGCCTTCGCGTTATCGAATGGCCGAACTGCTTGACGACATTCTGGCGCGCTTCAACGCGCTGCCAGCGCATGTCCAGAAGCAGATCACAGACGATGCGACGAAGGCTGCCGAGGGTCGGTATTTCATCCCGAACCCCGGCCCTCAAACGGATGCGCTGTTCAACGAAGCCGATGAGCTGTTCTTCGGCGGTTCGGCTGGTGGTGGAAAATCCGCGCTCCTATGCGGCACGGCGGTAGACGATCACGACCGATCCATCATCTTCCGCCGCGAGTACCCGCAGATCAAGGGCCTTGAGGATGAGGTTCGCCGCATCGTCGGCTCGCGTGACGGGTACAACGCACAGGACAAGCTCTGGCGACTGCCGAACGGGCACGTGCTGGAATTTGGATCTGTCCCGCACGAAACGGACGTGGAGAAGTATCAGGGCCGGGCACACAGCCTCAAGGGCTTTGATGAGATTACCCACTTTTCAGAGGCGATGTACCGCTTCCTGATCGGGTGGACGCGCTCCACCAATCCGGGACAGCGTTGCAGGGTCATTGCGACTGGCAACCCCCCGACGACGCCGGAAGGCTATTGGGTGGTGAAGTATTGGGCTCCGTGGCTGGACAAGAACCATCCGAATCCAGCCAAGCCGGGCGAACTGCGCTGGTTCACGACGATCAACGGTGAGGATGTTGAGTGTGATGGACCGGGCGAGGTCGAAGTCAATGGCCGTATGGTCAAGCCCCGGTCGCGGACGTTCATCCCTGCCAATCTGGAGGACAATCCCGACCTGATGGCGACGGGCTACGCTTCCGTTTTGGAGGCAATGCCGGAGGAGCTGCGCATCAGGCTCCGCGACGGGCGGTTCGATGCCGAGGTTCAGGATGCCGAATTTCAGGTCATCCCGACCGCATGGATCGAGGCCGCGATAGCTCGATGGACCGAAACCCCGCCCGAAGATGTAGGCATGTCGTGCCTAGCGCATGACGTTGCGTTTGGTGGCGGTGATGCGAACACATATGCGCGCCGGCATGGTCATTGGTTCGACAGGATCATTTCGGAGAAGCACAAGGGTGAGGTGGACCCGATAGACCTTGCGGCCCGCGTTACGACACTGATGCGCGACGGCTGCCCTGTCGTGGTGGATATGGGCGGCGGGTATGGCTCGGGCGTCTATTCGCACCTCAAGAACAACGTGCAGGGCCTGACGGTCTACGGCTTCAATGGCGAGCGTGAGAGCAAGAAGCGCACACGCGACGGGAAACTGAGGTTCCGCAACAAGCGAGCCGAGGCGTGGTGGAAGTTCCGGGAAGCTCTGGAGCCGGGTCTTGGCGAGCCGATAGCCCTTCCTCCGGATCGTGAACTGGTTGCCGATCTTGCAGCCCCGACATGGAAGCTGACGCCGCAAGGCATCCAGATCGAGAAAAAGGCCGATTTGAAGAAGCGCCTTGGCCGCTCGCCTGACAAGGGCGATGCGGTCGTGATGGCGTGGAGCGAGGGTGAGAGCAGCGTTTCGGCCCGTATCAGGGTTCACAGCAATCCGCATGGCCGGCCCAAGGTCAATGTCGGCTACGCGCATATGAAGCGCCGCCGCGCATAGGAGATACGATCATGTCAGGTCTATTCGGACGGCAGAAGCCTGCCGATCCCGTTCGCATGCCCGATCAGAACGACGAAGTTGCGCGAGAGACGCGCCGCCGCACGCAGCAGCAGTTGCGCAGCCGTCAGGGTCGCTCGTCCACCAATCTCGAAGGCAGCACCGGCCAGCCGTATCGCGCCTCCCTGCTCGGGAATGCCGGCTAGTTCATGGACTCGCGCGCCAGAGAGTTGATCCGCATAGGGTCCGGGCTCTTTTCCAAGAAATCCATGTGGGACAGCTTGGCTCAGGAGATAGCCGAGCATTTTCACCCGATGCGATCGGACTTCACGCAGTCCTTCTCGCTCGGCACGGATTTCGCGACGGGCCTGATGGATTCCTATCCGGTGCAGGCGCGCGAGACGTTGGGCAACATGCCGAACGCGATGCTTCGTCAGGGCGACTGGTTCAAGGTCGGCACCGGCGAGGAAGACATTGATGAGGACAAGCTGAATGCGGAATGGCTGGAATATGCCACGAAGTCCTATCGCAAGCTGGTCTATGACCGCAGGGCGCTGTTCGTAAAGGCCACGGTCGAGAGCGACCACGACTATGTGACGTTCGGCAACGGCGTCCTGTCGGTCGAGGAAAGTCCGACGCGGGATCATCTGCTTTATCGTGCATGGCATCCGAAGCTTTGCGCATGGATGGAGAACGAAGCCGGGCAGATCGACCACCTGCAACGCAAGGCCCCGATGACGGCGAGGGCGATGGCGCGCCGATGGGCGAAGAATCTGCATTCGGGCATCAGGCAGGCGGTAGAGAAGGATCCGACGAAGGAATTCAGCGTCCGTCATATCGTGCTGCCGGTGGACGAGATTTACGGCGATGACCGCAAGGCCATGCGCCGATACCGGGACATGCCTTTCGTCTCGATCTACGTCGATTGCGACCATGAGCTGATCCTGGGCGAGGGGCCGCTTCCGGTATTCAACTATGTGGTTCCCCGCTGGCGTACCGTGTCGGGCTTTCCGCAGGGTTTCAGCCCGGCCACGATCAATTCGCTGCCTGACGGGCGGTCGTTGCAGGTCTTGGCCCGCATCATTCTGGAGCAGGGCGAAAAGGCCGTCGATCCGCCGGTCATCGGCAAGGGAGACATTTTCCGGGACGCGGTGAACCTCTACGCAGGCGGAATGACGTTCGTTGACCTTGAGGACGCTGACGACATTCGCAAAGTGTTTCAGACCGTCGATACGGGCGGCAACCTGAACATCGGCGCTGAAATGAAGGCCGACACGCGCAACCTGATCGCGGAAGCCTTCCTGCTCAACAAGCTGATGTTGCCCAACACGCGGGAAATGACGGCCTACGAAACGCAGGCACGATTGGAGGAATTTCGCAGGGCGGCATTGCCGTTCTTCGGGCCTATCGAGAGCGAGTATCACCTTCCGCTGCTGGACATCGGTTTCCAGATCGCGCTTCGCAACGGCGCGTTCGATCTTCGCGACATGCCGGACGCACTGGCCGGGCAGGAGATCACGTTCACCTTCGACACGCCGCTCAACACAGTGGAAGGCCGGCAGAACGTACAGGCTTTCATGGAGAGTGTGCAAATCATCGCGGCTGCGGCGCAATTCGATCAGACGATACCGCAGCGTTGGAACCTGCCGAAGATGGTGGATGACGCGGTTCGCGGGGCCGGCGCTCCGTCCGATTGGGAAGTGGACGAGGAAGTCAAGGCGGAAGCCGAGGAACAGCAGCGCACCGTTGCAGGGTTGCAGAAAGCCGCGGCGATGTTGCAGGGCGGCGCGCAGGTCGGCAAGGACGTGGCGGAGGCTACCGTTGCGCTTGAGCAGGCGGGCCTCGCATGATGTGGTGGGATTACGAGTTCAGGACAATAGAAGTCGATGACGTTAGGTTCGTCCAGCCTGTCGGCTTTATATGGTTTAGCAAGCCACGCTATCGCGTGAAGGCAAAGAGCGGGCCGGTTTTCGTATGATGAAGCCCGCCGCTTACGACAAGGAAGTTCTCTACGCCTTCCGTGCATTGTTCGAGGGCAAGGCGAACGAGGGCCAGCAAAAGCGTGCAATGGCGTGGCTGGTATTCAACGCCTGCCACATAGGACAGACGAGTTTCACGGCTGACACGATGGAAACCGCCTTCCGCGAGGGAGAGCGTCATGTCGGTTTGCAGGTAGCCCGCATGAGGGAACCTGAGGCGCTGGCGCTGATCGAGCCGCGCAGACGTACCAGAGGCAAAGCAGAGGCAGAGGCAGAATGACGACGGAACAGGTTGACGATTTGGTGGATGACGCCAAGGTCGAAGATGCTGCGGCTGACGCAGGGCAGGAACAGGCCAAGGACGGCGACAAGACGGTCGGCGTGACGGATGACGCCGCGAAGGTAGCGGACGCCGCTGCTGACGCCGATAAGGGTGAAGGCGACAAGGCGGATGACGCAGCCAAGCCTGCCTTTGGCGACAACTGGCGCGAGGACATGGCCGGTGGCAATGAGGACATTGCCAAGCTCATCAAGCGGTTCGGTTCGCCTCGTGGCGTGGCCAAGGCGCTGCTGGATTCACAGGCCCTCATTCGATCGGGCAAGATCAAGCGCGATGCGCCTGATCCGAAAGACGAAAAGGCGATGGCCGAATGGCGGAAGGAGCAGGGTATCCCTGACGATCCGACCGGCTATGTCCTGCCCGAGCCAGTCGCCAAGCGGCTGACGGACGATGATAAGCCGATCCTCGCTGCCTTCACCGAGTTCGCGCACGGAAAGAACGCACCTCAGTCCGTCATCGACATTGCCACGGAATGGTATGTCGCCAACGCGGAAGCCGTGGCCGAAAAGCAGGCCGAGGCAGACCGGCAGGCTGAGGAAGACGCCGAAACCGAACTGCGCAAGGATTGGGCGCATGGCGAGTACAAGACGAACCTGACACTCGGCAAACGCTATATCGAGCAGATTCCCGGCCTTGGCGCCAATTTCGCGGAAGCCCGGCTTCCCGATGGCCGCTTGCTCGGTTCCGTGCCTGAGTTCATCGCGTGGGCGGCGGATCAGGGTCGACAGCATTTCGGTGACGTGACGTTCGCCACGGCTGACGGCGCATCGCGTCACGCAGCCCGCAAAGAGGAAATCGAGAAAATCCGCGACTCGGATTTCGAGAGGTATGAGCGGGAAGGTCTTGACCGTGAGTACCGGACAATCATTGAGAAGGAACTGGCTCGCGGCAAATAGCCCGCCTTCCTCCACCAATCCCCGCCTTTGAGCGGGTTTTTCTTTGCCTGAATGCGGCCAACCCGAAAGGCCCCGCTGACAGGCGACCTCCAATGCCAACGATCTGTGAAGCCCCGAAGGCTGACCGGCCAACCCGCTCGCGCGGCCCCGGAACGCTGACGGCCAACCTGCACGGCTCGCGGCTCCAAACCTCAACACAAGTCTTGAAAGGAGGGTAACATGGCTGTCGAAGCTGCCGTTATCCAGTATCGAAAAGACTTCGTGCCGGCGTTTGAGCAGCGCATGTCGATGCTCAAGCAGACGACCACGAAGGAAACCGTCATCAAGGGCGAGCAGGCCACGTTCCTCGTGTCCGGCTCCGGTGGTGACACCGCCGTCACGCGCGGCGTCAACGGTCAGATTCCCTATGGCAATCCGACCAACAACCAGTACACCGCCACGCTGGTGGAGAAGCACGCTCCCTACGAGCTTACCGGCTTCAACGTATTCGCCTCGCAGGGCGACCAGCTCAAGGTCATGCGCGACTCTTCGATTGCGGTCATCAACCGCGACATCGACCTGACGCTCCTGGCTGAGCTGGCCAATGCCACGCAGGACTACGGCACCGGCACGGCAACGCTCAACACCGTTCTCGGCGCGCAGGCGATCCTCGGCAACAACGATGTTGCGGTCGAGGAAGAGGACAACATGTTCGCGATCATCAGCCCGGCCTTCCGGGGCTACCTGATGCAGACGACCGAGTTTGCCTCGGGCGACTATGTGGACATGAAGGCGTTTTCCGGCCCCGCCCGCAAGATGTGGCGCTGGAACGGTGTGAACTGGATCGTGTCGAGCCGTATCACCGGCCTCGGTACGGCTGCGGAGATCTGCTACATGTACCACCGCTCGGCCATCGGCTATGCGGTAAACGTCGGTGAAGAGAACATCGAAGCCGGCTGGGACGCGAAGCAGGCCATCTCCTGGTCCCGTGCCACGGTCTACCACGGCGCGAAAATCCTCCAGAACAACGGCATCGTGAAGATCACTCACGATGGCTCTGCGTTCGTGGCGAGCTAAGGAGACCCAGAACATGGCATACAGCACCAGCAACCCTCCCGGCCTGATCTCTCAGGGTGTGGGCGGCCACGGACGCCTGTGGATGTACAAGTCGCCGGACGCCGAAACGGCGTTCGACGACGCTGGCTACATCACCAATGCCGGGGCTCTCGGCATGAAAACGGGTGATACCGTCATCTGCGTTGACACGGGCAATGGCCTCACGTCGATTGCCCAGGTCACTGTCACCAACGGTGCAGGCACGCTAACGCCGCTCACGGCGATCACCTAACGCGGTCTCGCGGCTTCGGTCGCGGGGTCGCCTCTCCCCTTAGCGGTCGAGGGGCGGGCTTCGGCTCGCCCCAAACCGCTCTCTCCATTGAAAGAGGCAAATCATGGACATTCAGACGGCTGAAAAGCCGAAGGCGAAGCCTGTGCTTCATCCGACAGCGATGCGCTCCACCGGAGCGGATTATGTGCGGTCCACGCATCATCTCGTTGTCGGGCCTGAAATCAGCGTGGACGATCTCATGCGTCCCGGCTTCTGGGCACACCACACCGCCGGCCTGCGCATCCACGATGTGATTGACGTAGTGTCACAGGACGACAGCATGGACGTAACCCTGCGCGTTGTCGAGAAGGGCACCGGCTTCGTTCGCATGCGCCCGCTGCGCGTATGGGTTCGCGAGGGCATTGCAGCCGATGAGCCGGATAGCGGGCTTCCCATTCCTGCCGGCTACAAGATCAGCTTCGCGCCACGCACGCGCTGGCGCGTGTTCACCGAAAACCCAAACATGGAAATCAGCCGGGATCATCCGTCGAGGGAAGCAGCCATCATCGCGGCCACAGAACACGCGGCGAAGGCTGCATAGCGCAATGGCATCCCGGCTCTCCATCTACAACGGCGCGCTCCGCCTCCTTGGCGACACGCAGCTGGCCTCGCTCAACGAGGTCAGCGCCGCGCGCCGTTCACTGGATGCCGCGTGGCAATCCGCCGTGGACGATCTGCTGTCGCGCGGGATGTGGAACTTCGCGATCCGCACCGTCGAGCTGGACTACGACGCCAATGTTGAGCCGCTGTTCGGCTACCTCTATGCGTTCTCCAAGCCTTCCGACTGGATCAGGACTGCCAATATCTCGCAGGACGCATCGTTCCGCGAGGGCTATGAGCAGTACGAGGACGAAACCAGCCATTGGCATGCCAGCATAAAACCGCTCTATGTCCGGTACGTTTCCAGCGATCCAAACTACGGCTGGAATGTCGGGGCATGGCGGCAGCCATTCGCCAAGGCTCTTGAGGCATATCTGGCTTTCGAGTGCGGATTGCCGATCTCCAATGATCGCGGCAACCGCAACGACCTGTACCAGCTCTACAAGACGCGGCTGGCGGAAGCCAAGAGCCTTGATGCCGTGGATGAACGGGTCAGGCGCATGCCGATGGGCCGCTTGGTCCGCTCCCGGCTTGAGAACTTTACGGGCCGCGAACGCTGATGCCGAAGGCGCGGCCCTATCACCACGCGTTGAATGTCGGCGTTGTGGACCGGACGGCGCTTGCCCGCGTCGATCTGGAACGTATGCGGCTCGCAGCTGAGGATCAGACCAATCTTCTGCCCACAACGACGGGCAGGGCGTTTTTCCGGCCCGGAACCGAATTCATCGGCAATACGCGCCAGCAGGCTCGCGGACGGCTAAAGGCTTTCGTCAGGTCCACGACCTCTGTGGCGATGCTTGAGTTCACCCCGTACGTCATGCGCGTCAGGGTCAACGATCAGCTTGTAACGCGCGAGGCGGTTTCCAGCTCGGTCCAGAATGGCGATTTCGATGCGTCTGCGGGATGGACGCTTGCCAGTTCTGACGGCCAATCGACATCCATCAGCAACGGCACCTTGATTCTGCTGGCTCAATCCAAGGGCGGGGCGGCGTGGGCGCGCCAGCAGGTTTCCACTTCATCTGCCGGAAAGCGCCATGCATTGCGCATCCATGTCGCTCGTGGTCCGGTATCGTTCCGCTGCGGGTCGTCGCAGGACGCGGACGATCTGATTGCCGAGACGCAGCTAGCGACCGGGTTCCATTCGCTGGCATTCACCCCTTCGGGTGCGAGCTTCTGGATTCGCTTCGGTTCCGACGACGACGTGTTCCGCATCGTGGATAGCGTTCAGGTCGAGGAAGCAGGCGTCATGACGCTTCCGACGATATGGGCCGATCCCGATGCGCTTCGCTTCGCACAGTCCATCGACGTGATGTATGTCGCATCGGGACAGCGGCAATACAGGATCGAGCGCCGCGACGATCATTCGTGGTCCGTGGTTCAGTACGTTTCCGACGATGGGCCGTTCGCAGCGTATCGCACGTCGCCCGTTCGGTTGAAGCCCGGAGCTACGAGCGGGAACACGACACTGACGGCGGACAAGCCGTTTTTCCGTCAATCGCATATTGGTGCGCTGTTCCGCCTGTTTCACGACGGCCAGATCGTGGTGCAGGGCTTGGCCGGGGAGGATCAATATACCGACCCCATCAGGGTAACCGGCATCCACACCGATGCCTATAGCGACCGGAATTTCGGATATTCGATCAGCGGAACCTTTTCCGGCACGCTCAAGCTCTACAGGTCCGTTGACGGGGAGGATTTCGGCTATCGCGAATATGCCAGCGTCACGACCGGCTCGCCGCAGACGGTGACGACGGACGAGGACAGCAACGCGATTGTCTGGTACCGCATCGGGTTCGCGGAGGGCCAGTACACGTCCGGAGAGGCAGCGGTGGGGCTTTCCTACCTGGGTGGTGGTGGCTTCGGGATTTGCCGTGTGATCGGATACACCAGCCCGACGCAGGTGGATATTGAAATCCTTCGTCCGTTCAGGAACAGGAACTACACGGCGGATTGGCGCGAAGGCGAATGGTCGGACGCTCGGGGCTGGCCGACTGCCGTAGCGTTGACGGAGGGGCGTCTGTGGTGGGGCGGGCAAGATAAATATTGGGGGTCTGTTTCCGACGCCTTCAATTCCTTTGACGAGGAAGTAGAGGGCGATGCCGGGCCGGTTCTCAAGACCATCGCCATCGACGGCGCCAACCAGATCGTATCGCTTTTGCCCCTGACGCGGCTTCTGGCGCTAACGGACGGTTCGGAGGTGTCCATCCGGTCCTCGTCCTTCGATGAGCCGCTGACGCCGACGAATGCCACGGCGAAGCCGATTTCCACCTATGGCAGCGCGCCGGTGGACGCGGTTAAGGTGGACGGGCGCGGCATGTTCGTCAACAAGGCGCTGACCGCATTGATGGAGGTGGTTTACTCCGTCGAGGCGGGCGACTTCCTGACCAGCGACATGTCTCGTCTTTGTTCGACGTTTTTCGCCTCCGGCATAAGGTCGGTCGCGGTGCAGCGTCAGCCCGATACGCGGATATGGGTCGTGATGAACGATGGATCGCTCATGTCGATCCTCTACGAGCCGCAACAGGAAGTGATTGCCTTCGCCCCCATCGAGACGGAAGGCAGGTTCGAGGACGTGGAAGTCCTGCCGGCGCGGGATCAGGACCGGGTTTATTTCATCGTCAACCGGGGAACGTCGTCGGACATTCGTTACATCGAAAAGATGGCGCGGGACGTTGACGCGCTCCCCGGTTCGCAGGCGATGGTGATGGACTGCTTCAAGGCCGGGACGCAAACTGCATCCACCACGATCAGCGGTGCGGCGCATCTTTCGGGCCGTTCCGTGAAGGTGTGGGCCGATGGCGCGCCTATCACCGAAACCGTGGTGATAGAAGGCGACGAAATTGTGAGGCCGAAGCTGTTCCCGGTGGACGTGTTCGGCAATATCAACGGCCTGCCGGTTCCGGTGACGAACTACGTCTACGGACTGCCCTACGAGGCGCGGTACAAGTCGGCCCGACTGGCATACGGGGCGGTGAGCGGAGCCGCACTCGTCATGAAAAAGCGCGTCAACGACCTCGGGTTGATCCTGTCCGATTATGTCCGGCCCGGCTTCCGTCATGGCCGGGATTTCGAGCATCTGGACCCGTTGCCGATCCTCAAGGGCGGCGTCACGGCGCAGAACGTCAATCTCGGGGCGGTGGACGATGAAGGTCCGGTCGTGTTTGACGGCCAATGGGATACCGACAGCCGGGTTTGCTTCACGGCGGAATGGCCCGTTTCTGTCCTCGGCATGGTATTCTCCGTCGAGGCCAACGAGTGATCGAGCTGCATCGCATCCCGATCCCGCGTCCGATGGGCATTGCGGGGCTGGAAATCGATCTGCCTGTATTCGCGACCATCGGAATCCATGAAGGCGAAGTGATCGGCATTGGCGGACTGACATGGGGCGGCGGGCGCTGCTTTCTCTTTTTCCACATTGAGAAGCAGGTGCCGGGCGCCGGACTGGTTGCGGTCAGGGAAGCAAGGCGGATGATCCGCAAGGCCCGGCAGTTGGGCGAAACTGAAATCTGGACGATCCGGGATGCGGCCTACGACACATCGGAGCGGCTTTTGAAGATCGTCGGGTTTGAGCCTGCGGGCGAAGATAACGGAAAAGAAGCATGGCGTCTCTCTCTGCTATAGCAGCGGCGCTCGGTATCGGCGGCTCCGCTGCCGGTAGCGCGGCAAGTGTCGGTACGACGCTCGCCACCGTTGGCAGTCTCGTTGGCGCGGCTGGAACCATCGCGACCGGCGTTGCGGCCAACAATGCGGCGCAATTCGAGGCTGAGCAGCAAGAGGAACGCGGCAAGGAGGAATTCGCCGCAGCCCAGCGTGACGCACAGCAGAAGCGCCGCGAGGGCGAGCTTGTCATGTCCCGGCAGAGGGCGCTTGCCGCTGCCGGTGGCGACAGCCTGGATTCGCCTACCATAGTGAGGCTCATGACGGATACGGCGGCGGACGCGGACTATAACGCTCGCACGGCCATGTATGGCGGCGAAAGCCGCAGGCGAGGTCTGTACGATCAGGCCAGCGCAACGCGGCGCTCCGGCAGGGCGTCCCTGCTTGGCTCGGTGTTCAGCGGTTTTGGACAGGCCGCGTCTGGCCTTTCTGGCTCGGGCTTCGGCGGTGGTCGCCGCCGCGATCCGTGGGCAGGGCTTCGCTGATGGCCAGATTGCCAGATCGCACACAGCTTTCCGGGCCTCTGTCGCTGCGCAGCGGGCGTATGGTGGCGCGCGAGGACACGACGGCCATAGGGCGAGGAATAGCGTCTCTCGGCGGCTCCATCGAGCAAATGGGCCGTGAGGCCATTCAGCAGCAGAACGCCGTTGATCTTGCTCGAGCCGAAGCGTTCAAGACCGAACAGATGCTTGCGGTTCAGAACGAGTTCGATCAGGATCCGGATTATGTGACGTTCGGCAAGCGAGCGCCGGAACGCACGAGCGGTGTCATCAATCGGGCAGCTTCCCTGATCCGCGATCCCCGCATGCGGGAGAGGTGGCTTGCTGGCGCTCAGGGCGATGCGGCCCGCGTGAATGACGGCATTGCGGATGCGGGCCGCGCGAAGTCGAAGCAGGCCGAAACCGTCGCTTTTGACGAGGGGCTTGAAGCTAATCGCAGGGTCTATGTAGATCCCGACACGCCGGATGAGGTTCGGGAGAAAGCCCGCCGCGACATCATGGCCTCGATTGACGTGGGCGAGGCGTCGGGGCTGTTCTCGCCTGAGGAAGCGGCAAGGCGTCGTGAGCTGTTTCAGGACGGAGCTGATTTCACGCGGGGGCAGTTGCTTGCCGCGCGTAACCCGAACCTGATCCTCGGCAACGACGCCTCACTGGTAGACCGCATCATCGGCGCGGAGTCGGGCGGGAAGGCAAACGCCAAGAACCCCAATTCGTCAGCCACAGGAGCGGGGCAGTTCATTTCCAGCACATGGCTGAAAATGGTGAAGCAGTATCGTCCTGATCTGGCGCAGGGCCGGTCGAACGAACAGCTTCTAGCACTGCGCAATGATGTCGCTCTGTCGAGGGAAATGACTGCCCGCTATGCGGAGGAAAACGCCAGATACCTCGGGGCGCGGGGCCATGCCGCCACGGCGGGCAATGTCTATCTCGCACACTTCCTCGGGCCGGCAGGGGCCGCGAATGTTCTCGGTTCCGGCGACGGCGAGGCGCTGTCCTCTGTCCTCCCGGCTGAGGTGCTGAACGCCAACCCGTTCCTGAAAGGCATGACCGTTGCCGGCCTTAAGGGCTGGGCCGCAAAGAAGATGGGCGGGCCGGCTCCGCAACTCGATTTCATGGAGCGTCTCGCCCCGGAGCGCAGGCAGGCGCTCATTGACACGGCTGCGCAGCGCCAACGGCAGATGACGACCGAAGCCAGAGCGCAGCAGAAGGCACAGTACGAGGCGTACAAGGATAGCGTCAGCCTTTCCATCTTGACGGGCGGCATTGCATCGGAGCAGCAGATACTTTCGGATACGACGCTGAACGACGGCGACAAGGCAACCTTGCTGCGTTCGTTCCGCACCGAAATGAAGGATGCGCTTGCCACGGCGACGGCGGTACAGGAATTTGCCGGCGGGAACCTGCGTGTCGATCCCTATGACGCGGATGGCCGAAAGACCGTCGATAAGGTCTATGACGCCACGGTGAAGGCTGCGCCCGAGAACATCCAGCCGCTTACGGAGGAACTGGTTCGGCAGACTGGTGTGGTTCCGAAAGGGGCGATGAACCTGATCCGGCAGGGCCTCACCTCTACTGATGTGAATATGGTGGAGCAAGCGGCACAGGCTGCACAACGACTGTCCATGATCAATCCAGCGGCTCTGTCCCGGCGCGAAGGCGGAGCCGAAGTCCAGAAGATGGCCGACGATTTCAGTTATTACGTCAACAATCTGGACATGAGCGCGGCGGAAGCGGCGCAGCGGCTCCGGGATGCGCAAGACCCGGCAAGGCAGCGCGACAGGAAGGCATTGGAGCCAGCGGCAAAGGAGTTCGTCAAGGAACTGGAAACCGCCGACATCGGCGCGATCTTCGATGACAGCTTGCTTGGCCTCGGCTCCAATCCCGATGTCGGCTTCAACGAGGGGCAGCGCCTTGGAATAGCAGCGGAATATCGCGCCATTGCGGAGCAGCAGTTCTATGCCACGAACGGCAATGCGGAACTGGCGCTCAACCGGGCCAACGAACAGATGAAGCGGATGTATGGCGTGACGGAACTTGGCAGCCGCAAGGTGGTGATGAAGCATCCGCCGGAGAAATATTGGCCTGCCATGCCGGGCGGCGATCCCTTCGGCTATGCCCGCGATCAGATCGTGGACGAATTGGCTGGCTTCATCAGCGATGACGAGGTTCGCGCAACGCTTCCGAGCATCGCGTTGACCGGCGATGTTGCCAACACCATTGCCGAGGTCAAGAAGAACATGATCCGGGATTCGCTCATCGTCATGTCCACGCCGGAAACCGACGCGTTGGTGAAGGCCGGCAAATTGCCAGGCTATTTCGTGGGCTATGTCGATCCGAACGGGAACATCCAGACTGTGCCGGGGGAACTGTTCTTCCCCGATGTTTCGGCGGTGAAGGAGGAAGCGCAGCGGGTCACGAATCGGGAAATCGAATGGGCGCGTGAGGACGACGCTGAAATGCGGCTCATGCAGGACGATCCCGAAGGTATGCGCGACCGTTCCCTCGATCAGTTCCTCGAGGGGCCGTGATGCCGTTTGTCAAGGTTGAACTCCCCCCGCACGATTTGCGCAATCTCCAACCGCCGGAGCGACTTCCTGATCCGACGCTTGCCGAAACATTCGGTGCAGCGTTCCGAACGGAAAACATCGTCGGTTCGTGGCTGTCATCGCGTGGCATGCCGGACCCGGAGGAAGTGGAGGACGGGTTCAACGCAATTGACTACATCGCGGACGATGCCGACTTTGCGCCTTACGCGCGGGAGTTTGCCGGCATCCGCAACCGTAAGGCGGCAGATGCACTGAAAGAGCAGATCGTCAGGGAGCAGGCCGACCGCCGCACGATTGAGGCAGCGGGCGGCATGGGATTCGTCGCGGCTATGGCTGCGGGTGTTCTGGACCTTCCGACCTTGCTCCCGGTGGGTGGCGGCGTGATCGGAGCGGGATCGTCTCTTGCGCGCATAGCCGCAGGGGCCGCGATTGGCGCGGGTGTCGATGCGGCGGTATCCGAGGCGGGGCTGCATCTGACGCAGGTTACGCGGACGGGCGAGGAAAGCATATACAACATCGGCGGTTCCATCCTGCTTGGCGGCGCATTGGGAACTCTTGCTGGCCGCTATCTGTCCACAGCATCGCAGGCCGCTCTTTCGCGCCGGATCGAGAACTCGGAACGCGAATACGACGCTTTCGATCAGGCGTTCGCCTCTGCCGGTCAGCCTGCCTCGGCTGGCGCGGCGGCGCGCGATGTAGGCCCGCTTCGGTTGAAGGACGAGGCGCTTATCTCGAAACTGCCGATCGCCAACCGGCAGGATCCTTTGATCCGCCTGCAATTGTCGGATCTGGACAATGCGCGGCGCACCGTACGTGGGCTGGCCGAAACGCCGCTCGAATATGCGGAAAATGCGCAAGGCGTAGCGACGGAAATCGGCGGCTCGGTCGAAACCCGCATGAAGATGTGGAACGCACCGCTTGCACAGGCCCTTCGCGGCATTGACGAAGATTATGCGAGGTATTTCTACGGCACGCCTGACGTGGGAACGATCCGCGCCCGCATGGCTCCGGCCTATTCCGAATTGCAGGCATGGCGTGGCGGGCAGAAGCTCACGGCGAAGCAGTTTCGAGAGGAAGTCGGCAAGGCGGCTTTTTCCGGTGAACAGCATGCCATCCCCGAGGTGGCGGCGGCTGCAAAGCGGTATCGCGAGATAGACGAGAGCATGAAGCGAGCCGCGATAGACGCCGGCCTGTTCCCGGAGGATGTGGCGGTTGCGGGGGACGTGTCGCACCTGTTCCGCATGTACAACCGTGAGAAGATCATTGCACAGCAGGGCGACTTCGCGCGCATCCTGAACGATTATTTCATCACCAAACGAGACGAGGCGGCGAGGGCTTCCGATACGATCAACCGGGCATCGGAAACGGATGCGAAGGTTGATGCGAAGATGGAGGAATTTGCCCGCCTTACGGATCAGGAAGTCAGGGAGATCGTTGACGAGACTATCGACACGATCCTTGGCAATGCCGAGGGCCGCATCCCCTACGACAGCATCGTCTCTGGCCCGCGTGGCCCGCTCAAGGAGCGCCTTCTGCGCATCGAGAGCGCGAAGATACAGGACTTCATGGAACTGGACGTGGAGCGCGTCCTGCATGCCCAGGTCCGAACCATGTCGGCAGACGTGGAAATCGCCAAGAAATTTGGCTCGGTCGATATGGCGGAAGAAATCCGCAAGCTGAACGACGAGGCCAACCGCAAGATCGCGCAGGTTGATGGGAGTGACCTGACCGATGCACAGAAGCAGAAGGAACGCCAGCGGCTCGACAAGGCCCGAAAGGACGCTATCCGCGACGTGGAGGGCATCAGGGACCGGCTACGGGGGCAATACGCGCTCCCGTCGAATCCTGACAGCCTGATCCTGCGCGGCAACCGGATCGTTCGGAATCTGAACTACATGCGGCTGCTTGGCGGCATGACGCTTTCGGCAATCCCCGACATGGGCAAGGTCGTGTTCACGCATGGGCTGGTCAGCACGTTCCGCGACGGGTTTGTTCCGATGGTGCGGAATTTCAAGAACTTCCGCGTTGCAGCCGACGAAGTGAAGATGGCCGGTACCGCGCTCGATATGGTGCTGGACAGCCGCACCATGTCGATAGCGGATATTACGGGGGATTTCGGTCGGCACTCGATGTTCGAGCGCGGCATGCAGGCCGCGTCGTCCCGCTTCGGCATGGTCTCGCTCATGGCCCCGTGGAACGCTGCGATGAAGCAGTTCACCGGCATCATTACCATGACGAATATTCTCAAGGCTGCGGAGCGTGTCGCGGCGGGGAAACCAGCGAAGGCTGACGTTCGCAAACTGGCTGCGGCTGGCATCAACGAGGATCTCGCCAGCCGGATTGTCCAGCAGTTCAAGGCGAATGGCTCCGTTTCCGATGGCATCTATTTGCCTGGCGGGCAGAACTGGACAGATCGGCAGGCGCTCGAAGCATTCCGCACCGCCGTGGTGCGCGATGTGGACAGAACCATCGTTACGCCGGGGCAGGACAAGCCGCTTTGGATGAGCACCGAACTCGGTAAGACGGTGGGTCAATTCAAGTCATTTGCCGTCGCCAGCATGCAGCGGACCGTTCTTGCGGGTTTGCAGCAGCGTGACGCGGCCACATTGAATGGTGCGCTCGTGATGATGGGCCTCGGGGCAATGACCTATTGGGCGAAGGAAGCCGCGGCTGGACGCGAGCCGTCCGACGATCCTCGCGTATGGGCGGTCAATGCCTTCGATTGGTCCGGCCTTGGCGGGTGGCTCATGGAGGCCAACAATATCAGTGAGAAGGCCACTCGGGGCAGGGTAGGGCTTTCGGCCATTACCGGAGAACAGGTATCGCGCTATGCCACGCGCAACGTCACGGGCGCGTTCCTTGGCCCGACAGCGGATGCTGTTGCAGACATATTCCAGGTGTCCGGGTCGATCTTCGCCGGGGATACGACGAAATCCGACCTTCGCAAGATGCGTCAGCTAGTGCCGCTGCAAAACCTCTGGTACATTCGGCGCATGCTCAATCAGGTTGAAGCCGCTACAGGGGACGCGCTTGGTCTACCGGACACCCGGAGAAACTGACGGTGGCGGCACTGTTTGGCTTTCTCGGGTTTGTCGCCGCGCTGTTCGTCGTAGGTGCTTTCATGGAAGGCAACATGCGCAAGGTGGGCATTGCGGGCGCAGCATTCGTAGCCTGCGCCATCGTCATCCTCGCATTCGACAAGCCGCGATCTAATTCCGGCGGCAGAGATTGCTGGACTGAATGGGACATGCGGGCAAGCCGCACGGTCTGCGACTAGAGTTTATCCGCCCTATCCGTGGCCTGCTTCTTGAAATTCTCAAACCCCTCACCGGCCACCCGTTTGGCTTTGATGGCGTAGGCGGCAGTGGTTATAGCACCTTCTCTTGCTGCCGCGCGAAGATGCGTGCGTCTTATCCAGATAATTATGAGCAATGCAATTACAGCAGCAACGAGGAGGTACGCGGCGCCCGCCAACATCTCATTTCGCCGCCGAATTTCGAGCTGTCGTTGCGCTCGTACGAGTATTTCCGGGGATGGGACGAAGTTGGTGAGGTCGCGGGGCTCTCGGATCGGTTCGATGAAATTGCTTTCCGCCAGTGCTGATACGCCCGCAATAGGCGCCAGCGAAAGCATCACGACTACCAGCAGCCTAGCGAGGTATGCCATAGCTAACGCCTCTCCCTCAAAGCCAGCAGATGTCCGGTGGCTTCCTCGTGTTGTAGTGGGGTGGTTACCGAACCCTTGGACGCTTCCAGCGTAGGTATCGCGCTAACATCCACCTCACGGCTCGCCTGCTCAAGATCGTAGGCGCGCTGTAGGTTTAGCCAGAATACAGGCCCGTTGCCGATCAGTTTGCCAAGGCGGACGGCCATTGCGACGGTGACGGGCTGCTTCTCGTCAAGAATATCGTAAAGCGTCTGCCGGGAAATGCCTAGCAGGCGGGCGATTTCGGTCTTTGTCCTGCCGAGCGCGGGAAGGATGTCCTCGCGCAGAATTTCGCCGGGGTGCATCGCGGGCAGACCGCGCTTGATCGTGTCAGTAGCCATCAGTGGTAGTCCTCCAGATCAACGTCAGTAACGTGTTCGCCGTCCCATCCGAATGTGATGCGCCAATTGCCAGTCACGCGCACCGAGTAGCGGCCTTTGTCTTGCCCAACCAGTCCGTGGAAGCGGTAGCCCGGCAGGTCCATGTCCTCCGGCCTTGAAGCCGCTTCCAAGGCCCGCAGGATACGGGCAACCCTCTTATCGTCCTGAACGGAAAGCCCGCGAGCGTTCGCGGTCTCGAAGAAGCGTTGCAGGGCTTTGTTGCGAAACGACGAAATCATTACTCTTTGTAAGGTGTAGGCTGACAAATGTCAAGCGGCGCCTTACAAAATTCCACCATTCACCACAAGCCCTGCCTCGCGCGGGGCTTTTCTGCATGGAGCATCGCTGATGACCTCTATTGCCATTGACCGTCTTGATGGTCTTTCCAGCGCGACCGCGATCAAGGGGCCGTGCCACGCCGCCACAACGGGCAATATCACCTTGTCGGGGATACAGACCATCGACGGGCAGGCGGGGTTCGCGGGCATGCGCGTGCTGGTGAAGGACCAGAACGATCAGCGCGAGAACGGCATATGGATCATGGATACCGGCCTGTGGCGCAGGTCAAGGGATTTCTCCCGCAATGACGATCTCCGGCAGGGCACGCAGGTATTCGTTTTCGGCGGGGATGCCGCATCGCGCACGACATGGTTTGTCGAGACGCCGGACCCGATCTCCATCGGCAATGACGCGATCATCCTGGCGCAGAACTCGCTTGCCACGCCTGCGGTTTGGGTAACGGTCAACGGCACTGTGGAGCCGGGATCGAGCGACGTGATCGACCTTGGCATGGGGACGGATTTCGACGGCCCGACCATGCTCTACCTCGATGGCGTCTACCAGTTCCGCAACACTTATTCCATCGTGGACGGGGAGATTGTGCCGGTCGGCACGTGGCCTTCCGGCGGCGACAGCGGCATCTCGGTCGAGGTGAACGTGCTTGTCAGCGGCAGCGTCGTTTCCCCGGTCCCGGACGGGACAGTCACGCGCGCCAAGCTCAACATCAGCCTGAACCATTCGGTCTTTCTCGCCCCGCAGGAATATGGCGCAAAGGGGGACGGAAGCGACGACACGGCTGCACTCGCGGCATGGGCCGCAGCGTGTCAGGACGAGGGCCTGCAACCGTTCATTCCTCCCGGCGACTATCGCTGTGCATCCGTTCTGGATTTCTCGACCAATGGCGGCAACGTCATGGGGGCGGGAGAGAATGTCGCGAAGGTGATCTTCACCAACCCGCTCTCAGCCGGGTTCCGCTACCATCCTTCCGGGGCGGGAAGCGAGTTCGGCGGCTTTTCCGTTGAAAAGCTCGGCATTCAGACCGCCACGGTCATTCCAGCCGCTATTTCCGTGATCCTGCCCAATGACGGCGATTTCACCAACCATCACCGGGTCGGGTACCGCAACCTGGAAATCATCGGCCTCGATGACGGCTATTTCGAGGTTGGTATCAGGGAGCGAAACGTCTCATTCGGGGAGCGGCGCAAGGTCAGGTATTGGGGATCGGCAACCAACCCCACCGCATTGAGCGGATATTATGACGGGATCGCGTTCGACTTCGACACGCAGACCATCGGTGACGATCCGGCGAACGGCCTTTCCATCGAAAACCAGTGGTACGGCTGCACGGCGAATTTCTGTCATACCGGCGCGCGCATCCGTGGTTTCCCGGAAGGGATGTACTTCCACGGCAACAACTTCGCCTTTGTCCGCCGTGGCATTGATGCCGAGGCGGAAACGGGAACGCGCCAGCCGCTCATCAGCGTGATCGGCAACCATATCAATGCTTCGGAATGGGGCGTATCGCTCAACCGATACAGCCAGTCGCATGTTCTCTGCAACCATATCGGGCGACCGTCCGACGCGTTTGCCCATACATGGACCGGCGCTCGCCTCGTGGACAGCATCAATGCGGTCGTCAGCGGCAACATCATTCTGCCGGAGGCCGTCAGTCCCTCCGCGGGAGATACTTACGGCGTCCGACTGACTGGCGATAGCTGGTTTGCCTCCATCGGCGGCAATCAGTTCGTCGGCGCGATCTCCGGCAGCTACAAGCCGCTGACCGCCGCCATACTGATCGACAGTGGCGTCAACGGCACGCGGATCGGCCCCGACAACCAGTATACGCAGACGATCACCGATTATCTGGTGGATAATTCCGGCAACACCACGAACGTCTTTACCGGCGTGACGGTGCAGTCGGATGGCGTGACTGTTGGCCCGGTCTCCGGCGTGACGCTCATCAACTTTTCCGACGACTTCACGGTCAACGTATCCGGTAGTTCCGTGAGCGTGGCGCTCGCGCCGTAACCCTTCACCCAATCCCTACATGCCCGCCCGCCTTTGTGCGGGCTTTTTTGATGGAGCTGCATATGACGCAGGTTTCCGTTCCCCTTCTGCGCCCTGAAATCCGTGACCGGCTGATCCCGGATGGCGGCACGACTGGTCAGGTGGCGGTCAAGTCAGCCGGGCCGGGTGCTGAGTGGGCCGACCCAGAGAGCGTGGTCGCCGGTAGCCTCGATGACATCGTAGCCACCGAGGAACAGGCGTCCGATCTGGACGAAAACACAGCGTCGAACGTCAATCTGATGACGCCGCTGCGCGTGATTTCCGCGCTCAAGGCGTTCGAGCCTTACGATCCACGCTGGTTCGGATGCGACGGATCGGATGGTGCGGAGTCGAAAGCATCAGCCAATGTTGCTGGCCTCAACGATCTTTTCAACACGGTTCAGGAGCGTTCGCGCGACTACGACGATCTGCCGCCCGGCCCCTGGCCGACGCCTACAACGCCGGTGGAAGGGCGACCTTGGTACAATCTCATCGGGCGCGAGGTCAACGGCCAGGGCGCGGTGCTGGCGCTTAACGAGCCGGTGGACCTTAAGGGCGCTTTCGGCCTCAACCTCAAGAACTTGAGCCTGATCGCCGTCGATGACGGCTGGTCATCCGGCGACGCGGTGCTGATCAACTCGTCTACGTCAGGCACCGATTTTGCGCCGGCCAATACGGCCGGCATGATGCTCGAAAACATACTGGTCAACTGCAATGGCAAGGCGAGCGGCATCGACCTGATCGGCGGCAACCGCTGGGGCACCATCAAGCATTGTCGGGTTTTCGGCTTCGGCGGCGTCGATGGCGGCGTCGGAATCAACGTGCGCACCGGCCTCGAATGCGAGTTGCTCTACAATCACGTCTACGGTTCGGACCTCGCCTACACGTCTCCGCCGGAAGCGACGAACAATGCGATCGGCATCAATTGCGATCAGGGCGATTGCGAGCTGATCGGCAACAAGGTTTTCCGCTCCGCCACGGGCGTGCGCGTCGGGAATGTCAGTGGCGTTCTTCTCGCCCACAACCATCTGCACGCTTTCGACAATTCGGTAAGCCGACCGTCGATCTTCATCGACCGCGACAGCGCCACCGGACACATCATGGTGCACGACAACTATATCGACAGCTCCGTGATCTGGGTGCGCGGACCCCGCAACGTCGAGATCATCGACAACCGCCAGCTCTGCCTTGAGATCAGCGGCACGCCTGCCCCCGCGTACATGATCAGGCTGATCGCCAGAGAGCCGAACGAGACACTGATGCAGTTCCACGCGCGCGGCAACCGGGCGCAGATTCCGCTCATCCCGCCATCGCCGGGCGCGACCGCCTATACGCCGCTGACGCTCCAGGAGACGGGAGGCAACAGCTTCAGCGGCCTGCAATTCTGCGAGGTGGGCGACTGGAAGCTCATGTCTGGCACCAATGGCGGCACCGGCACACTGGCTCGCACCACGTACGGGCAGCTTGAAGTCAACGTCGCCGCAACCGACTTCGACGGCAGCAATGACACATTCATCGATCTGACATCGTTCCTGTTGCTGCCGAACGCGCCTTCGCCCGCAACATTCATCGTCGTTTCCGCAACTGGCCGCTCGACGGCTTCCGGTTCCGCCGTGTCGTTCCCGACAGGGTGGGCCTACGACCGCACGACAGGGCGGCTGCGCATGCGGTTTGCCGCGGCTTTCGATGGCTTCATCACGCTGACCTACAAGTGGGCGTTTCAGGACGTACGTGCCGTGTCTGCATCGAGCCCCCCTTCGTAGGCCCTGTCGCCACGCGGGCAATTGTCCCGAACCATACGACAGGGCCTTCCTCAACACAGTGCAACGCAAGGCGGATGCATATCGCGCGCGATGCGATGTCGCGCATCCGGCTCGCCTGGCCGAACTGGTACATCAATTCGTCCGGCGTCGAGACCGGCACCGGCTCGACCATGAGCATCGAGGCGTCGGTCGAATATCCGCAGGGCGTGTTCACGCGTGTGCCTTTCCCGACCGGCCTGACCGGCTCGATCCCTTCCGGCGAAACGCTGTGGTCCAACTGGTTCAGCGTCAACATCCCGGCAGGGGCAACCTTCTGGACCCGCGCGTTCGTGCAGAACACGCAGGGCGTCGTGTCGCTGGTGATGGCCAGCCACCATGCGGATGACGGTCGCGAGATCGGCACGAGCCTCATCAATAAGGTGGATGGCGGGACCATCGCAGCGCCGTCAACGGCCAACGAGTATGGCCCATGTGCCATTGTCGGCCTGACCAAGCGGCCCACCCATGCGCTGATAGGCGACAGCCGCACCGTCGGCTCAAACGACACGCAGGACGCGACCGGCGATACAGGCATCCTCGCCCGCACCATCGGTGAGAACGACGCATACATCAACCTCGGCTGCGGCGGCGACCAGCTGGCGCGCTTCATGGACAGCCACACGCGGCGAAAGGAGCTGATCGACCTCTGCTCGCACGTCCATATCGCCTACGGCACCAACGATCTCGGCACCGGGTCAGCGGAAGCGGCTGACCTTGCCGCCCTGTTCGAGGCAGCCCGCACCACGCTGCACGCAGGGACGCACGCGCCGAACCGCAGGTACTACGCGTACACAGTCGCGCCGAGATCGACCTCGACCGACGCATGGGCCACCACCGGCAACCAGACGACGCTGTTCAACAATGCGCGCCGCGAGGCGTTCAACGATCTCGTGCGCGCGGGGCTGACAGGCTTCAACGATTTCTTCGACGTGGCATCCGTCGAGGAAACGTCGGAAGGCTCCGGCATCTGGAACGCGCCCGGCTGGACCACTGACGGGGTCCACGAAACGCAGCTGGCCGCGCTGGCGATCAAGACATCCACAATCATCGACGTGTCCGCCTGGAGCGGATGGACGCCCTAGGCAGCCGTTATCGGGAAATGGCTGAACTCTCTCAAGGGCGCGAATGCCGGTTCGTGCCTTTCAGGGTAGGAGAAAAACACGCGCTTTGATGGGAATAGCGGCTTAAACACGCCGGGGAATCCTGTCCCCGGATTGATCAGTTTGAACGTCGCCGCCATTCGGTTCTGCTCCTTTGCGAAACGAGCGAAGGACCGATCCGTAAAAAGAGCCACGTGCGATTTCAGCTTGAAGTAGTCAGTCGGATCGCCTGCAATCTGCTGGTTGAACACGAAATTCGTGGTGCCGCAGAAGATTCCGCGATCCGACATCACACTTGCAAGACGTGTCGCCTCGCTGGCCGGATCATGGAAATGCTCGATAACTTCGACTGCGACAATGCCGTCAAAACGCATCCCTCGGTTCGGAAGCTCGTCGTAATGAAGAAACACATCCTCTCCGAACTCGCGTTTGCCGCTTTCGACCACATCGGAGCTTAGATCGCATCCTCGTGCGTTGAACCCGCTCTTTCTCAAGGTGCGCAGCGCAGGACTGTTCCCGGTTCCATACAGAAGCAGGCGACCGTCTAGGCCAAAATGGTTCTTCAACACTTTCGCGAGAAAGATTTCCCGTTCCCCAGAGTTGACGCCTGCGGTGAAGCCTTGGCCCTCAACATTGGCTTGGACCACTTCCACGCGCTGGATAAATGTGCATTCCGTGCATTGGCGGAAATCGGAGCCATAGGCGGTAAGCGATTCTAGTCGCGTTCCGCGACACATGGTGCAGGTAGCCGCCCGGAAAGGCGCGTCGGCACTGTTCGTCAAACTGAGTTCTCCGTGTCCTCTGGATATTATGCGATAGATTCTGCTAACGTTGATGGTGGAAAACGGGATCGGAATCGTTGGCTGAGAAAGCGCATATTCTGGCGAGTGATGCAATCAATGCGACACGGCTAGATGCCACACCATTGGCAGAATCCGATATTTATGTTCTTCGTGAAGGTGTCGGGTCTACGCTCGCAGATTGCGTCAGGCGCTATTGGGGTGGCAAAACTCAGTATCTTGATGCAGCCACTTCGGAAGTTTTACTCACCGTTCGTTTCGATGACGGCTCTGCCCCTGCAAACGGTGACGTGAAATTCGGCGCGTGCATCATTACCAGCCCATATCGGTGGGGTTTTATGGGGATTCGGTTCCCGCTTGCCACGCGCGAAGAAGTGGCCCGTGAGGCTGCTGAGTTATCTCAAGACTAATCTGATCGATCAGAAAAGACAGTCCCAACCAAGGGGTCGCTTCGGCGGCCCTTTTTCATTCGCCCAACCCTAAACCCAATCTGCCGGCGACGGCGGAAGGAGTTCCCATGTCCATTTCCCTTCTCACCAACTGGTGGGAGGTACTGACGCGCGCGTGGTCCATGAGGCTGATCGCCGTCGCCTTCCTGCTCCAGCTTGTCGAATCCCTCATTCCGTTCATCGGGGACTATCTGCCCCGCTGGCTGACCGTCATCGTCCTGATCGCTGCCGCCGTGTCGCGTCTGGTGGATCAGACCAATCTGGAGCCGAAGTGATGGCGTCCCGGCTCAAGAAGGGTAGCGCCGTCGCTGCGATGCTGGTGGCCGTGGTTGGCGGGTTTGAGGGCCTGCGTCTGACGGCCTATCCCGACCCCGCTACCAAAGGACCGCCGTGGACTGTCTGCTACGGCCACACGGAAGGCGTGAAGCCCGGCGACCGATATTCCGTTGAGGAATGCAAGGCATTGCTCGTCAAAGACCTTGCGATCTACGCGGCAGGCATCGAGCGTTGCGTCAAGGTTCCGCTCCCCGACCGGCGCTACGTCGCTCTGGTGTCATTCGCGTACAATGTCGGCATCAGGGGGGCCTGCAATTCCAGTGTCGTGAAGCAGATCAACGCAGGCAACACGCGTGCTGGCTGCAATGCGCTGCTCAAATGGAACCGGGCTGCCGGCATCGTCTTTCCCGGCCTCACCAAGCGCCGCCAGAAGGAGCGCGAGCTTTGCCTTGCGGATTTGCCGCAATGACGCGCGCCGCCTGGTACTGCCCGGCCTGCCAGAAGCACCACGGCCCGCACGTGGATACGTGCCCCGGAACTGCTACGCGCGATCCCTGCGCCCGATGCGAAGGCGCATGTCTCAACGCCGCCTGTCCGAAGCGCCATATCGCCACCTGTGAGGCTCCTGCCGACGCCATCGGGAGCTACGACGAATGAGCCGCCTCTACCTCTACGGGGCGCTCATAGCTGCCGCTCTGGCCTTCGCTGGCGTCATCTATGCCAAGGGCAGGATCGACGCCGCCCACAAGGCCGAATTGGCTGCGCAGGCCGAACAACTGGCCTCCCTGACCGCCGCAATCGAGCGCGAGCGCGCCTTGCGCGAGGCCGATGCCATCCGCGCCAAGGCCGATGCAGCCAAGCGCGTCGAACTCGAATCCCTCCTGATGGAACTTGATGACCATGCTGAAAATAGCGAAAGCGGCGGCGCTGTCTGCCTCGATCCCGCTGATACTGAGCGGTTGCTTAAGCTCTGGCGGTAGGGACTTCTTCCCCCCGCCTCCTTTGCCGCCCGATCTGCTGGTCTGCTTCGATCAAACCGTACCGGCTCCCAAGCCGGGGCCGATGACCAAGGCTCAGGCTCTCAAGCTGATTGGCCGTCTCAAGCTATCCGAAACTGAGAAGGTCGCGTGCGGCAAGCGCCTTCTCGCATTCTACGAGGTCCAGCCATGATTGCCCTACCTATCGACGTGACTTTGCAGATGGCGGGCTTCGTCATCTTCGCGAGTGGCATCCTCATAGGCATTATCGTGGGGAGGCTGACGAAATGACAGAGCAGGCCCACCGCTTCGATGATCTCCCCGATGAAACCAAGGAATTCCTGTCCAATCTCCGCAAGGAGGACGTGCTGTTGCTCAAGGATGGTTTGCGCCTCGTGAACGCGACACAGATTGTGGGCAAATTTGTCAAGTGGGTGATTATCGGCCTGCTTGGCATCCTCGCCGGCATCGTCATGTTCGGTGAGTCCATCATCAAGATTGTCGGCTGGTTCAGGGTGGCGTGATGGCTAATCTTACAGGCGCGCAGGCCCCGAACCCTGCGGACATCGAACTGTTTCGCACTCTCGCCGCAGAACATCTGAACGCGGAGGGAAAACCGAACATCACGCGGATTGCCAGGCTTATGAACAAGCCGCGCCGCACGATAAGCGGATGGTCCATACGATACCTTGCCGCCGACGATGCACCCCGTATCGAAATGCCTGCCTTTGTCGTCAACGGCGATGATGAGGAACCCATAGACGAAATCCTGAACCGCAAGGAGAAACTATTCGAGCGAAAGGCCAAGGCCAACGCGGACCGCCAATGGTTTGAAATCAAGGTGAATGAGACGAGGCCATACGGCATTCTGCTGGTGGGCGATCCGCACCTCGACGATGACGGGTGTAACGTCCCGCTGATCCGCAAGCACCTTGCCTATGCCTCGCAGGATGGCGTCTACGCGGTCAACATAGGCGACAGCTCCAACAACTGGGTTGGCCGGTTGGAGCGGCTGTACGCCCATCAGGAGACGAGCAAGCACACCGGCAAGCGTCTGGTGAAGTGGTTCATGCTGGAAAGCGGCGCATCCTGGCTGTGCTGGATTCTGGGCAACCATGATGTGTGGGGCGAGGGCGCTGACTTCCACCTCATGCTTGCGGAGAAGAAAATACCCGTCATCGACTGGCGCGCACAGTTCACGCTCAAACATCCATCTGGAACGGAATGCCGCATCGACGCATCGCACGGGCGCAAGGGTTCCTCGATCTGGAACAATCTCCATGCAACGCTACGTTCCGCAAAGCTCGGAGAGTTGGCCGATTGCTACGTGACCGGCCATACGCATCATTTCGGGCTTGAGCATTTGGAGATAGCCGAGCGCCGGCACGCGTGCTGGCTGGTTCAATTGCGTGGCTACAAATATATGGACAGTTATGCGCTGCGGAACGGCTTCGCGGAATCGCAGCTCGGATCGTCCGTTCTCATGATCGTAGATCCATCACCTGACGCGCGTACCAAGGTGCAGTGCTTCGAGGATGTTGATCTTGGCATGCAGGTTCTCGGGATGCTGCGCCAATGACCAGCTATCCACGCGCCCTTGGCCTGCCACGCGTAGAGCTAAGCGAGAACCCGGAAATGGTCGTGTTTCGGGTCGTGGTCGAAGGACCGCCAGACTACGATTATCTCCGCACCACGCTTACGCCGGCAGAAGCAAGGCAATTCGCCGTCGATCTCCTGTGCGCGTCACAGGCCGCTGAGACGGCCATCGAGCGCCGCATCTGGATGGAGCGGAGACGGGCAACGGCGGCGAGTTCTCTCACTCCCCGCAAAGAATGATCCGGTGATGGAACGAGGCGTGAACAAATTGGTGCAGCCGTGGGCCACTACCATATGCACGTTCCTGCACCGTTCTGCTTGATAGTGCGCGAAACTGCATTGTTAGGTGTTGACGAAAGGCCGGAAATCAAGGAAACACCGCCCGGCGCTGCGGTAGCTCAGTGGTAGAGCACTCCCTTGGTAAGGGAGAGGTCGAGAGTTCAATCCTCTCTCGCAGCACCATCTTATCTCTTTGAAATCATTGAAAGTATTAACCCGTAAGGGTCTCTGCCCATAACGATGTTGCAGAACTCGTTACAAATGGGCCGCGAACATGGCCGGCAAGGTGCGGAATCTGCTTAACCGGGACGGGCGCTTTTCGCGCGGCGGGTCATCCCGAAAGAGCTTCGTCCGTTCATGGACGGCAAGACCGAGCTGCGCACGCCGCTTGGACCTAATTACCGTGACGCCCTCAAGAAGCTTCCGGGCGCAGTTGCCCTGCTACAGCATGATATAACGCTCGGCGAACGCCGTGCAGTCGAATCCGGCGCGCGTGAGGTGACGGTGGGCCGCCATCCGCTGGCACCCGATCAGATGGCGCTTCTGAATTACCAGTCCCGGCTCGCTTTCGATGAAGAACTGCGCAACACCCCACGGCTCGACTGATGACATGCTGGTCGCCAAGCTTCGCGACGGTATGGCCGGCAGGTTGGACGATGCTGAACTAGCCGAAGACGTCGGGAACCGAATCGAGCGATTCAGGGCGCTCGGCAACACCACGGCGGAGTATGGAAGCGACGAATGGCGAACCATCGCGCGCCATGTGCATATCCGAGTATGAGGCCCTGTCCCGCGTGGCCGCGCGTGATGAAGGCGACTTCACCGGCCAGCCTTCACATCCCATGATTGCGAACGCGCAACCCGTCGCCGACGAAAAGCCGCCCGTCCAACTGAAGCGCCTACTGACTGACTACGTTGCCAGCCGCAAGGTGATCGGCAAGGGTATGGGAATCGAAAATCGCTGGACGCCAGACTTCGTCGATTGGGTCAAGTTCGTCGGCCACAATGACGCGCGCCGCCTTACCAAGCAGAACCTAATGGACCGGCGCGATGCCCGCCTGAAGACCCTTTCGGCCAAGACCGTGAGCCATGTCTATCTGGCATCCGTCCGCACGGTGCTGAAATGGGCGACGGAGAATGACAAGCTGGAAACCAACGTTGCTGAAAAGGTTCGGCAGGAAGTGCCGAAGAAGCAGCGTTCACGGGAAAAGGGCTTCACCGATGATGAGGCGGTGGTGATTCTGCGCGCTGCCAGCGATCATGTTCCGGCGGTCACCGACAATGCAGCCACCGTGGAGCATCCGCAAACCACAGCAGCGAAACGCTGGTCGCCGTTCCTGTGCGCGTTCACCGGCGCACGCATTGCTGAGATTACGCAGCTTCGGAAGCAGGACTTCCGCAAGGAAGGCGAGACGCACGTCAGGCGTATCCGCGGGATATTCGGCCGATAACAACCTTTCCTGCCGACCGGGTTCCCGTGCCTGGGAACGTCCGCTTAACGACAATGAACGCTCTGGCTTGAGACGATCCGCTTGGCATCGTGGGATTCGGATCCAGCACCCACGCTTGAGCGGGTCCAGCGGTTCCGGCTGATTTTTCAGAGCAAGTCCTGACCCAATCATCTTCAGACTTAGCCTGCCGGCATAGCAGACTCCTGTGATTGTAGGGCGTGCACCCACAACCAGGAATAGTACACGGAACCGAACGACGACGGCTTTGATTCTCATCGGGATGGAAAATCTATCCCGAAGCAACATTGGCATTTCCACCGCCAGCTTCTGGCGAGATACGGCATAGTGCTGGGGCCGGGCGAATACTCCCGGATGCTTCGGGACATAAGATCCGGACGGGCCACGCTCATCGAGCAGCGGTCGCCTGAGAACGCTGTTTATATGATCCGCAATACGCGGCTGTGGGATAGGTATTTCGTTCTCGTCACGAACGGCTTCATTGTAATCGCAGTTCCGCCGAGCAGAAAGCTGAAGCGACTGCGAGAAGAATTAGGCGCGAGGTGAATAGGCGGCACTTCCAAGGCTGCCGGATCAACCGGCCCTAGCGTCACCTGCGCTCCAAAGGCTCGTCAACACGGGGATCATGTTGTCAGGAAGGCGTCCATGTCGCGTTCCATCGTGTGGCGGCAGCGTTGCATGTTCGCGGCCTTCACATGGCCGTAGCCCTTCACCTCAAGCGGAAGGGAAAGCAGGGCGCGCGCTGCGGCGCGATTGCCATCATGAAGCCCTTCCGCGACGCGGCGGATGAGCGTTTCGACTTCCAGCGCGAACGCCCTTTCCTCGTGCCGCTCCTGCGTATGCCCGAACGGGTCGAAGACCGTTCCGCGCAGGAGGCTGAAACGGGCGAGCACAGTGAAAAGCGGGAATATCCAGCCGCCGAAAGCCATCTTGCGCGGATGTCCTGTCAGCGGATCGCGGCGCGCAAGGAACGGCGGTGCCAGATGCAGCCGCAAGCCGGCGCGCTCGGGGAACTCGGCCGCCAGGCGGGCTCGAAACGCCGGGGTCGAATAGAGGCGCGCGACCTCGTACTCATCCTTGTAGGCCATCGCCTTGAAGAGCGAGCGGGCCGCCAGCGTGGACAAGGGCTTCTCCGTATCCGCGCCCTCCGCCCGTTCCAGAGGCTTTAGCGCGGCAAGGAAACGCTCTGCGTAAGCCCGGTTCTGATAGGCTGTCAGCCGGGCCGCGAGATCGGCACGCAGTTCCTCATAGGTTGCGGGTTCCACCTTCGGCCGTGCCTTCGTGCGCGGCAGCAGGCCGGCGATCCTTTCCGGCGCGGCGGCGATGAGCCGGCCCCAGCGAAACGCCTCGATGTTGGCCTCCACGGCAACGCCGTTCATCGCCAGCGCCTTTTCGATCGATGCTGCCTGCAAGGGAATCCCGCCCATCT